TCATAGGCCGGCCGCCATCCCCGTATAAGACGATCGACACGCTTAAGATCGCGCGGCGGCATTTCCAGCTAGAGAGCAATCGCCTTGGGGATTTAGGTGTTTTCCTCGGCCTTGGCGACAAGGTGCCAACGACGGGGAAAGACACTTGGCTCCGCTGCATGGACGGCGATCTGGTTGCGTGGAACCGGATAATGAAACCGTACAACAAACGCGACGTGGACCTTCTGGAAAAGGTCTATGAGCGGTTGCGGGCCTGGAATAAGAGCCATCCTGATTTGAGAACCTATACCGGCGCTGATGGCTGCCCGACCTGTGCATCCCTGAACGTCCAGCATCGCGGATTTAACGTAGCAAAGACGCGGAGAACGCAACGGATGCATTGTCAGGCGTGCGGGGCATGGTTTAGCGGGCGCGCGGCATGAAATCGCAAATCCTGAAATACGTCCGCCACGTCGATGTTCTCGATTATCTGCGACTTGGCTGGATCGATCTACCCCACGTTCTGAAAGGCACACATCATGGCGAGCACGCAACCTGCATGGAGTGGCCCCACGAACGAGAACCAGAACTCCCGTGTCAGGGGCCGCCAGATTAGCGACAACCGCGCCGAGTCCGAGCGCGTCGTTGACAAGCCCAAAATCGAGAGTTTCCAGATCCATGCAGGTCTGGCTTCCACCGACATCTCCATCAGCATCGTTGCCGATGGCAAGACATATTGGTTCCGCGGCAACCGGCGCACCCTCATGAAGATACTCGCACAGGCTGCGGAGGGCGCGTTCAAGATGGAGCCGGGGATATGAGCGCAGGTCTGCTCGCCCTCACGATGGCCATCTATGTGCTGGTCGCGGTGTCCGAGTTCAGGAGCGGACATGCAGGGCTAGGCATTGCCTTTGCCGGGTATGCGTTTTCAAACATTGGTCTGATCATGGCGACGCTGAAATGAGCACGAACAGAAAAGTGCCGGTCCCGGTCAAGAGACTAAAAATCGGGTCGTATGACGTTGCCATAAAGAAGATGAGCGCAGAGGATAAGAAATCAAATTGGGGCCTGTTCTACTGCCAGGATTATGAGATCCATCTACTAGACAAATATCCGACCCGCCAGAAGGCCGGCGAAACCTCCCTGCACGAGACATTGCACGTCATCTGGGAAGAACGCGGGCTTACCCCGAAGGACGGCGAGGAGCGCATTATTACGGCCCTGTCGCGCGGAATCTTCGCCATGCTTAGAGACAATCCAGAATTTCGGCGATGGCTTGTTAAGATGGCCGAGTAGAGATTGACCCCTGCCATCATAGGCCAGCTCGCGAATTAACGCGGTGCGCAGTCCTGTATCCGGATGCAGGTTAGCGTGGGGTCAGTATTCTCGCGTTCGGCAATGGCGGCCAGTCTGTAGCCGTGCCGGATTAGCGCGTCGATGGCGTGCCATTCGCATACCAGGCCGCCGTCCTTGACGTATAGGGCTATGGCGCGGTCCTCGTCAGTCATGTACTGTTCGCTTAAATGCATTGTACCCTAGCGAACGTCGGCTCGCGATCTGCCAGAATGGATGTCTCGGACTGTCGGCTCAGAAACATTAAACTCACGCGCTATTTCTGCTTGAGTTTTGACGCCCTTCATCGACCTAATTCGGCGATTATCCCGGACTTGACAGACGCCCTTAGACATGGCTATATCCTCCTACAAACGAGGTATCGCCATGGCTCGCCGCCCCAAGCCCGTCCATCAGATGACCAGCGCCCAGTTTGAGGCGACCTTCCCGGACGAGGATGCCTGCAAGGCCTATCTGGTCGCCCGTCGCTGGCCTAAGGGCGTCCACTGCCCGCGCTGCGGCAATGTGAAGGTCTATCCGCTCGCCTCTGGCTTCCATTGGCAATGCGAAGCCTGCGCCGCTGACGGCTATCGCTTCTCCGGTATCGCCGGGACAATCTTCGAGAACACGAACAAGCCGCTTCGCGACTGGTTCAAGGTCACGCATCTGATGCTGACCAGCAAAAAAGGCATGTCCGCTCTTCAAATTATGCGGTTTATGGGCTTCGGCTCTTATAAAACCGCGTGGAGCATGTGCCACAAAATCCGCACCGCGCTTGTCGAGCCGGAAACCAAGCTTGGCGGCATCGTCGAGGTTGACGAGACTTGGATCGGCGGCAAGGACAAGAACAAGCATTGGGACAAGCGCGGTCGCGGCGGCAAGCACGCTCCGTCCACCAAAGTCCCCGTCATTGGTGCTGTGAAGCGCAAGGGCAACGTCATCGCTCGCGTGCTGGATTCGGTTTCTAAGCAGGACGCGGAAGCCTTCGTTCGCGAGGCTGTTTCGAACAAGGTCAGCCTTTTGGCGACAGACGAAAGCAAGGTCTACAACGGCCTGACAGACTACAATCACGAGCGCGTCCACCACGCCGCCAAGCGTTACGTCATCGGCGCAGTCCATACGAACACGATTGAGGGCTTCTGGAGCATCTTCAAGCGCGGCATCGTCGGCAGCTATCACAAGGTCAGCCGCAAATATCTGCCGCTCTATGTTGCCGAATGCCAGTTTAAGTATAATAACCGCTTCAATGACGACATTTTCGGAGCGGCGATTGAAGGATGTTGAGCCGATATCCCATAGCTTTTGGCTTTCTTTTAGCATCGGCCCTTTGGGCCGTTTATATGGTTCTACAGTCGGATACATCTGCGTATCACCAGATATGCGAAGCCAATCAATACGGCGGCAAAGAAAGTTGCACCCCGCACCACATTCCCTATGTCATCGCTTGGTACATTGGATATTGGTTTGACAAGGCTAGCCCGGTCATTACCGCTCTGGCGACCGCCGCCGTCGCTTGGTTCACTTGGACGCTTTGGCGATCCAGCGAAAAGATGTGGTCGGTCACTAAAGAGGCTGCCGATACTGCCGAATTGAACACCCGCGCGGCGATAGCGATCCAACTCCCCGTCCTTAAGGTCATGCCGAATGCGTTGAGCTGGGGCAGCACCGGACTCATAGAGCACTGCTCGGCGCATTACGTCGTTGTTTCCAATAGCGGAAATACGAAAGCCTTTCCTGTCATGCTGGAATATGGGTATGCGGTTGGAAATCTCGCAGAAGTGCCGCAATACACGTTTTCGACAAGTTACCAGCCTCATACCGTCGCCGAGACGGGAGGCAAGCCCCTGCAAACTTGGTTGCAAGAGGACTGCACTTTGAAACAGAACGATTGGGCTGCAATCGCGCAAGGAAATCTTGCGGTCTGGTTTTATTGCAATCTCGTCTATCTCGATTTTATGCAGGCTAGGCGCGAAGCCGCCTTCTGCTGGTGTTGGGAAGGCGTGTCTTGGCGCGCAGACGACACCCCCGCATATAATCGTAAGACCTAATGCTGCGCTGCCCTGTCGCAGCCACCGTAGTAGCCGCGTTCTACGTCTGTCAAGTACGGGATAATCGCCCCTAATTCCGATGATTTGCTCCCGCGTCAGCCGGCCCCTGTTGCCCCATTTATTCGTGGCCGCCGTCCCATGCCGTTTCCGATCTTTGGCGTTTTCGGAGATGGTCTTCCACGACAGGTGACCTGGATGCACACAGCCGTCATGACCGCGCCCGCAAGAATGGGACGCCTCATGAACTGGCGACGGGGCAGGGCCGTTGGCCAACTCGCACATATAGCGGTGTGCGTATAGAACCTTGCCGTCCAAGCCGAAATTGCCGTAGCCGTTCGGGATGCGAGAGAATGGCCAAATCAAGCAGACTTCTCCGTCATAATTGACGTGCTCGCGCAGCCAGCGAGCGCAGAGGCCCTTTCCCTTCTTCGTCACCCACTCTGATCGCGGGCGTCTCAATAGCACGCTCATGTTTTCCTCAGAGCATTCTCAGCGAATGCATTGTGGCCGGCTACTCGGCTAGCGCCATTTCCCGAAGCATGATTTCGCGCAATGCGACAATCCGCTCAAAGTTGACGAACCAACCCCGCTTCACTAGCCGATCAGCCTCGCGCGAGGCTTGTTCGTATGACATTCCGGCATATTCCGTAAATCTCATATCTTGCTCCTACCGCCCTGTTGCTGCATCAACGCCGTGCATCTGCCGCCATAGCGGCGTCCGCCATGCGCGTCACTTCCTCAAACGTGCCAAGCCGGCGGTTTTCCTTTTCGGCCCGACCGACCGCCCATCCATGCTGGTAGCTGAGCGAGCGGTTTTCTGACGGCGCTGGCGTCGTCAGGTCGCGGCCATCCTTGTACCCTTCGATCATTTCGTCGTTGGCCTTGGGTTCGACGATCAGCATCCTATTCTCCGCAATGCTGTTGTGATGTTACTGCGAATCTTCCGGCTGCAACCCGGCATTTTCGCGGATCACGCGCCACGCCGTCTGCCACTCCGCAGGCGATACGCCGTTGATTATCCCCTCCGCCCGAGCGCCAATCTCAATGAGAAAGTCGGTGGGGTCGTTCGATGCCGCTCGCGTATGCACCCGAGCGACTATGCTGATGGCTTGAGTGAGCGTCATTTCCCTTCATCCGAGTTCACGGTTGTCTGCTGATCAAGCGCGTCCTTGGCGATCTTCTGAACAAATCCAAGGTCATTCGCAATAGAATAGGCCATGCCGCTCAATTTCAGCCCTCGCGACTCTGCATCGCGCCGAATAGACCCAAGCGGATTGATAACGTCCCGTAGCGCCGCCCTAAGCCTCTCGTTCTCTGCCGTCAGGCGCTCGATTTTTGCCCGCAAGTCTGCGTTGGCCACCGTCAGATGTTCGGCGTCGGCTTTCAGGTACTCGTTATCCGTCGTCAGGCGCTCGATCTCGGCCTCCATAGCCGGAACGTCGTCACTGTAGCGGCCCGTGCGTTTGATGCTCATAGCTTGCTTCCGAAATGCAGTGTTACCGATAGGCCCAACCGCCGGCACGCGACAGGCACCATGCACCGAACCGAGTGTACGGGTCGCAGGTCAGGCGCCAAGGGCCGTGCATGACGAGCTGGTATCCAATCCAGTCGAAGATCATGGTGAGTTCCTACCCATTAGCCGCGTGGTCGCGGACCATCTTGCGCGCCCTTTTGATAATTTCGTCCCTAGATTCTATCCGGTCTGCTTCCATGCGCAGCTCCTCTACGCGGCTGTAAGCCATCCCGGTTGATGCTGGCACAGGATCGCCACTGGCACGCAGCAGCCCGAGAACCTCTTTAAGCATCGAAATCGCTTCTTCTGCTGTAGCCATTGCGGCCTCCTAGTTGGCGGTTGACGACACGAATGCTCTGCGCTCATCGGTGTCCGTACTTGCCGTATTTCTGGCGGCGTGTCGCCCAGGCGCGGGTGCGAATTTCTGACAGCTCGGCAGGTGGCTTCGGCACGGGTCGCTTGCGCGGTGGCCGCAGGTATGGGCCGTCATCAAGCCCTCTAAGGTCGGTGCGATGGTCGTGCTCCCAGGTGAGCGCGCCGCCGCAGATCAAACAGGCTTCGGGCTCCATGCGCATTAACCTCTCCAATCCGCTGTGCTCACCATGTCTTCGAAAGACGCTTGCCCAGGTGGACGGATAACCAGCAGCACCCGATGACGACGCTAAATGCGACGGCCGTGGCGACGACGGTAAAGCCGCCGACTATCGCAAACGCCTCCCACCTGGGCACAATGTAATTTCCCAACCAGACCGGATCGAACATCTTCCTCTCCTCTAATGCTCATACGCCGTTAATGCCACTCGTGGCCGCAGTCCGGGCATTTCCAATGGTCGTGTCGGTCTGCTTCCGAACTATAGATCGAGATTGCGCGGGACCATCGGTATGGCGGCGCGTAGTGGTGGCGAATGTTCTCGGGTATCTCGCCGCCGTCTAGGCTGACCTTGCACTTGGGGCATTCGGTCGGGTTCGGCATTTGTGTTTTCCGTTCTTTAATACTGCTGTCGGAGTGGCTTCTTTAGCCGACCGATCCGGTGCTTCATGACCGCGTTCCATGCGTGGCCGAACGCGACCCAATCGCAGTTCTTATCAACAAGCTTCAATTCCTCGGGCGAGAGCGGAGCGAGCAGGGCGTTCCGAAGGTCGGAAATCTCCGCGTTCTTTTCGGCCACTTTGTCCCAAGCCGTTGCCTTGTCTGTCACGTCGCGAGGGTCAGGTACCCAGCCATAGTGGTCGTTCCAGATTGCGTTCGGCGGAATATCACCGGACATTTCGACCTCCGTGTTTCTGCATGATCAACCATCAAGCGCGGCGCGGCACCGTTCGGCCATCTTCGCGTGATCGATTGGGAAGCCGCGCTCTGCTAGAGATTGGATGTTGAGGAGAGTCGCGCGCAGGCGCTTAATCACCGCGTTCTTCTCTGCCAACTTGTCCCAGGCTAGCGCCTTATCGGTTAGGTCGGCACGCTCCAATTCCTCGACTACCTTGTCATCGCGCAACGTCTCGCAGATCGCGCGAAGCTTATGCACCGGGCCATACACGTCTTTTCCCGTGCGCCAGCCATCCCACATATCTTGTGCGGCCTTCCGCAATTCGATGTAGCAGCGGGCAAGGTTCGATCTGCTGGCGTGCATGTGCGCCAAGTCCCATGCGTCGGCGTGGTCGATGACGGCACCCGCGTCCTCGTGGCGCGTTCGGCCAGTAATCCATTCCAGAAGCTGCCGCTCCTGCGATGCGGTGATCTTGCCGCCGCGCTCGACGGTCGCGAACAGTGCGGCAGCGACTTGGGCTTGTGTGGCGTTGTCGAGCATGACTGACGGCTTCCTTTGTTATCAATGACTTCGCGCGTCTTGGCAGTTAAGCGTGTGGTCAGATGAAGCCGTGTTCGACCGCCCTTGCGTTGCCGAGGGTCGGTTCAAAGGCGAACAACTTGCCCCAACTGAGCTTGCCGCCGTTGTCGTAAGCCTCGATCTGCCTGTCGAGTTGGCGTAGCGCCGCCATCATGGCGTTCGCCTGCTCCTCGGAGCGAAAGGCGAGCGCCCGGTCGTGGTCCTGCGTCCACTCGAAGGTGTGCGATGACGTGAGCGATTGGACGGCGAGGTATCGCGTGCCGGGAGCCTCGATCAGCCAACGGAAGTCTCCGCGCGGCTGCTCGGTGTGCGTGATCTGTGCGTCAGTCATTTACTAATTCTCCTGTGCGGGGTTAACACGCGCAAAGCCGTCTACTCGCCCCAATAGCTCATGTCGGCGTCCGCGCATTCCTCGGGGCCTTCCTTGCGCTGATGCAGGTCGTCCCAATAGGTTGGGGCTGTCGCCTCCGCGTACTCCGCGACCGTCTCGGCGTCGGTGCCGTCCTCGTTCTTGAAACATGTGAACGGCGCGCGCTTGGTCATGCGAGCAACGAAGCGTTCGCAGAATTGCTCTTTCGTCATGACTTGCAGTTTCCTTTGTTCTCAGTGGCCTACGCTTGATGGCAGCTAAGCCACGCGCCGATAGCCGGCATGTCGGCGGTTCGACTTTACCCGCTCCCAAGTTTCGTAGTGCCCGGCGGCACGTTCTCGTGAGACCCTTACAAAGCCTGTCACGCGCTCGCCCTCACGGCGGACCCAAGACGTTGACCGCATAAGCCTACAAGCCAGGCCGATTTGCGAAAGCGTGGTTCCAATGGCTGCCGTATCCTTCACCGCTCGCTCCTGATGAAAACCACTTCTGATTTTGGAAACAGATGTGGGGCGTTTCGCGGCCCGGGCGGAGGCGCCTTCGGGCAGCGGTGAATGTCAAACACCACACAGTCGCCTTCCTCTCGCGCCTGCACCGCACCGCAGCGGTCGCAGTGCTCGCGTATCCGTAGCCGGACAGCCATCTTCGACCTCAAGGTTTATCTAAGTTTAATCGCGTAGCCGCCTCTTTCTTGCGTCGTCGATCCCACTTCCTGATTACTCTGTAGTGCCAGGCCAACTTCTTATCGGCCTCGTGTCTGGCGCAAATACACGCCTCGTATCGTCCTGTAGAATGGACACTAACCGGCTTAGTGTTCATTCCCTTAGTCATTATGCGGCAGCGGGTTGTCCCGGAGCGCCCGATCCGGGTTTAGAGCTGTCTCGATATTTTCGATCACGGCCCGATAGGCGGTGATCGACTGTTGGGCGCGGGCAATCTCCCACTCGGCGTCTACGATCTGCTGCCGCAGAAATTCGAGCACCCCGCGAAGCTGGATCGGAGACGCAGTTGAGAAGGCCCGCGCGGCGTCAGTGTCGATAGCGGCCTTCATTTTGTTCAAGTCCATCTCTCGACCTCAGTATTAATCGTGGTTTAACCGTTCGCTTCGTCGTCAGCGAGCGGATGGCCAACAAGTGCGTTCCACACCTGCTCGATCACTGCGTCGGCAGACCCAGTCTCAATCGGGATGCCGATCTCGCGACTGAGGGCCTTACGTGCCTTCTCCTGCCGGTCCTCTGGCAAGTCGATGTAAGCCGGTAGCGCCGTGCTCATTTCCCGCTCCTTCGCGTTCGCAACGCTTCCTCGACCGCCGCACGGTCACGGTTGCCATTCGCCACCTTCTGCGTCTCCACCTTGCGGTCGAGCCAGTCGATGTCGAGTTCTGGCGTATCGCGCTCGCGCAGCTCGTCGTCGGAAATAAATCGTGGGGCAGTTTCGGGGCCGATATGCATGGTGTTTCCCGTTCCGTTCACGGTATTACCCTTTCCATCGCCCTAAGTTTTTCAGTAACTTGACCATACTAACATTCTCGCCTGGAAGCAAGCCGGATTTGAAACTATTACCTAATTTCGGTGCATATCTGCCCCACGGGGCAGTTATATGTTCGCAGCATGTTCCTGATGCCTCGGGTCGTGGTGGGCATAGACCTTCTCCAGCGTCTTGACGGTCATCCCGAGAAAGCCCGCCGCCTCGAATAGCGACACCCCGGCCTGCGCCAGCCACGTCGCGCGGGTGTGGCGCAGGGTGTGCCGGGTGACGCCTTCCAGCTTCGCCGCCTTGACCACTTTGCGCCAAGCGGTGTGCGGGTCTTCGACCGCGCGCCCCTCGAAGTGGCAGACGTAGCCCTCGCCGCCGTCCGCTCGGTGCCAACGGCGAAGATGGCCGAGAATGCGTCGGCCAAGCCGCACCTTCGGGGCCTTCTTGTTCCTCGCCTGCGGGCCGCGCGTGCGGATCATCACGCCAGCGTCTAGGTCAATCTGGTCCCATTTCAGGGCCAGGATCACGCCCGGACGCGAGCCTGTGTAAAGCCCGAGCAGGACCATGCGGCGCAAATGCAGGTAGGGCTTCGCGGCTTTGAGCAGTCTCGCCGCCTCCGAGCGCGTCAGATATCGCTCGCGCGCTTCTGGCTCGGCGGGAGTCCAAATCTTCGGCAGGAAGGCGAGGGGGCCGTATTTCCGGTTTTCGTGCCAATAGCGGATAGCCGAACGGAGGGTTTTTAGGTCCGCGCCCGCCCCGGTATTGCCGCGAGCTGCGACATACTCCCGGCACGTATCCTCCGAAACATCGGAGACGGACTTATCGCCCCACCATTCCAGAAGCTTGCCGATCTTATAGCCGATGTTCCGCGCCGTCCGCTTGTGCGGGGCAACCTCGTCGCCATAGACGCTGAGAACGTCCGCGATCATTGGCGAACTCGACGGTTCGGGCTTGTGCTTGTGGCCGATGTAGGCCGCGAGGTACTTTTCAGCCTCAGCGCGGTTTCCCTCGCCCTGGCCAGTGCGGATTCGGTGCGTTCCGTCGCGGATGATCCACTGCTTGCGCTGCGGATCAAGGTAAAGTCGCGGCCCCTTAGCTCGACGCGGCATTTTTGAACCATTTCCCTGATGTCGGCGGGTGTTGTGTAATACTTCTTGCCGATCTTATAGATGGTCAAGCGCCCGCGATCCGCCTCGGCGCGGAGTGTGGACACCGTATAGCCGAAGTGGCTGGCGGCGTCTTTCAGGGTGATGGTGTCGTGGTCGCCGGTCATGGCTTCGCTTTGCGATGGAATGTCCAATAGGTCGGCCAGCGCCCCTCGCGGCGAATGATGCGGTTCTTCGATAGCACCCACCCATTATCAAAGACGGCAATTTCCCACGCGCCGAAATAGAAGAACGGCTCGTCGTACCCAATGTCCCTGCCGAATAGCTTCATTTCATGTGCCTTAGTAGGAAATCAACGCTGCGGTCAGGCGGCCAATGGATATTGCCGAACGAGAAGGTCGCTCGGGATCGGTGCCTTGGCGGTCATTTGCTTCATGAAGAATTTGCGGCCGAACCGTGCGGCACCATCTCGCAGGTTGCGCGCCCAATCCGGGTGCATGTGACGCGCGCCCTTGCCGCTCTCGCCGCCGCAGATGATCCAGTCCGGAGCGTTCTTGTCGAGGATGACCGGGCCGAGCATCGGCTCGATGCTGGCGAAGGTGAAGGCCGGTCGAAACTCGAATTTCACTTCGGCCAGCTTCATCCGGTCGCGGTCGTATTCCTCCTGATTAGCCATCGTCGCGCCGATAGCGGCGTTCGGCGGCCAGACATCGACCATCTTCCGCACGTTGCCGATGCGCTTCGTCAGTAGCAGCCAGGTCAGATTGCTGGTGGCTCGGATCAAGGCGAATAGGTCGGCTCGCCACTGAGGATCAACCTCGTTGTCGAATACATCGGCCAGCGAAGCGCAGAACACGAACGGTCGGCCCCCGTCCGCCATCGCCTGATTGTTCCACTGTACCGGCTTGCGCCAGTTCGCCAGCGACGTTCGTTGCCGGGCATTGCCTGCACCCCATTGGACGCGCCCATAGCGCGTGTCCATCATGGCTTCGGCATAGCAATGGTCGCAGGCGGGGCTAACCTTCGTGCATCCGATCCACGGATTGAAGGTGTGGTCCGTCCACTCGATCTTGCTGTTCTCTGCCATATCGACCTCAGTTGCATTAATTAGGAATGTGCCGTGTGCTCTGCGGGTGGTCCCGCCATCGTCGCCTCTAAATATCGGCGCTCGCGTCCTTGAAGCACCTTGCGGATTTCAAGGTAGAGGTAGAACACGAGGTCATTGTCTTCGCAGCAGCGGCACCCGTACATGTCGTAAATTCTGCAAAGCGCCGATCGCTCCTCGTTCGTGAGGCTGTTCCACTCAGGCACCGGAGGGTTCGTCAGCGGATCGCCCATTTCACTTCTCCGTTGAGTACAATGTTGATTTAGGAGTAAGGCTGCGCTCACCGATGGCCGTACTCGCCGTACTTTTGACGGCGCGTTGCCCAGGCGCGAGCGCGAATCTCAGACATTTCGGCTGGCGGCTTGGGCGCCGGCCGCTTGCGCGGTGGCCGCAGGTAGGGGCCATCATCGAGGCCGCTAAGGTCGGTGCGGTGGTCGTGCTCCCAGGTGAGTGCAGCACCGCAGATCAGGCAGGTTTCCATTTTTGACCTCAGCGTATTCGTCTCGTTACTCGCGCGCTTCAAGCTTCTGCGCTCTTTCGAATGCTCGCAGACGTTCCAGCCGTCGCTTGCGCTTGGCCTTAGTCCGTTTCGTTCGCGCGTTCGCTTCCTTGCTCAGCGGCGGCGTGTATCCCGGTTTTGATCTATCTGGCACGACGAAATACACATCATCGTCTGGCTCCAGCCGGAGGGCGAGGTCCGATAGTCGCTCGCTGAGATACGATCTGATCCGGTTCAGCATGTGCATTACTCAATCATAAGCGCGGCGGCGCCGCTTTTGTGATTGCAGAACGGCACGGGATCGACGTGCCAACTTACGGTGTTCCAACACGTTTCGCGCTGCATCCATCAACATTTCAGCAGCGCGGCTATTGCCGTCCTCCGTTCGCAGAATGTCGGCTTGGAGAATGAGATGCGACACGTCGCAAGTCGCCGTGCCGACAGACTGTAGATGTCGGTTCACCTTCACCCATTCGTCTGCATTCGCTGTGTTTTTCATGTGCGTTAACTGGCTGAATGCCGTGTGCTCGCTACCGAAGCTGAATGTTCGGGATGATCGATGTTGGCTTGAAGATGACCGTGTACATCGACTTGCTGGCGTCGGCGGCGTCGATCTGTTCCGCGAAGTAGGTCACGTTGTCCGACAGGCCCAGGTAGTGCTTCTTGTACTGGCCCTTGTCGTCCTTGCACGTCACGGTGATCGACTTGCCGGGCAAGGTGGAGGCCCCGCCGAGCGAACATAGCCCGCGAATTTCGAGCATGTATTCCCCATTGATGCCGTTGTAGAACACAATCCGACGCGCGATCCTGAAGGAGTCGGCGTCTTTCGACAGGTTCTCCGAGACGACCTGCGCGTCATTCGAGCAGGCGGCCAAGGTTAGGGCGGTCATTCCGATTGCCGCGAAGGCGGCGAAGTTCTTGCTCATTTTGCTAATTCTCCTGTTCAGCGGATATCTCAAGATACTGCGGTGCTCTGATTGCAAAATTAGAACGTGGGCTGCCGCTCTCAACGGCTTTGCCTGGTGCGCCCACAACACCGCCACCTGCGTTGGCTCCAGATCGGCTGCCGCCGCTTTGCTGGCCATAGGTGCGGGAGGGGTTGCGTCCCCGGCAGGGGCTTGTAGCAATCGTGTCTCCCGGCTCATTCTCGACCTCAATGCTTTTCTGATGGAAACTCTGCGCCTACAGGTATTCGTCCCATGGCCCGGTTATGGCCCGATAGATCATGAGAACTAGGAGAACGAACAAGAACGCCATGAACGCGCCAAGGGCATAATTCATCCAACATGCATGTCCTCCGACCTCATGGCTTATCCGCAGCTAACGACGCAGACGTTTTGCAATGCCCCGGTCGATCTCGTATGCGACGATGCCGAGGACGATGCAGATGAGCAGAACTGGCGGCGTCATGGCTTTGCCCTCATCCGGCCATCAAGACCGATGGCCTCGATTGAATTGCAGCCGCGACGACCTGGCACCCAAGCTCGTGATTGCCCGTGCATGACCATAAGCGCAGGGCGTATAGAACGGCGTCGATGCCGTAGCGTTTCCAGAACTTGCGCTCGTCGCCGATGCCGTGCTGCTCGCGATGGTGCTTCCCACATAGGGGCACGCAAAAGAAATCGTCCGCCTTTGATCCAATACCCGCATTGAATTTTGCGATCCGCGCGTCGCTGAATCGTAGGTGTGCCGCTTCCGTCTCGATTGGATTGCCGCAGACAAGACACGGCAATCCGCGAAGGAACGAAAGGTGGGCCGCGACCTTCTGGCGGGGCTGACGCTGCATTACGCGGCTTCCCTATCTATCATCCACGATTGAATGGTGCGCGCCTGCTCACACAGCGCCTCGTATTCAGCGCGCAGCGTGGGCGGCCAGTCCGACTGTCGAGATCCGGCAGCCTGTTTTGCCAACCGCTTGACGCGCATGATCTTGCGCTGAATGCGCTTGAGCCGGCCACAAAGATCGGGGCGGAATCTCATTTATCGCCCTTTTGCAAGCGGGCGATGGCGAACCACTTTTCATCCATCGGTGACGGCATCCCACTTAAAACGTTGTAAGCGTGACCCGCCGCCTCGATAGGAACCTCAAACGAAATTGAAACAACGCCCCTGGTTTTGATTAGCTTCCAGTCAGCGTATGCGGCGCTAAAGACGGCGGCGGGGTCGCTCATGTGTCAGACCTCAAAACGGAATGGTGTCTGACATATCATCCGGGGCAGGCTGTGCCGGCGGCTGCCGCCCGCTCTCCGGCTTCGTGTATTGCTGCCGTTGTGGCGGCATGACGCGAAGGGCGTGGACCATCTCGCCCTTGAAATCGACAACCGCATCAACCAACACAATCGGCTGGTCGTGCCAGTCGTCGGTGTTGTCGCCGTAGAGTTTGCCGATGGCGTTCGCGTTGGTCTTGTTGAGAACCATCCCCTTCTCTTTGCCGATGAAATAGAGAACAAGCTTCCGCTCGTTGCTGATGGTTTCAAATTCGGCCCGGTCCATCTTGATGGTGACTTGACGGCCCTGGAGGTCAGACGCCTTGAGAAACTTCGACGGGAAGGCTTCATTTATGTTTGGCATGGTGTGAGTCCTGTTCGGTTAGAGTTTGCGTTCAGTCGTTGCCGTTACTCCGGCCGGCAGCTTGCCGTGCTTCTTTCGGTAATCCCGAGCTGCCGACAGGATTGCGTCCTCAATGCCCTGATTAACCCCCATATCCTCAATAGCGTGGAAGGGATCTTGCAGGACCAGAGTTTCTTTGGTGCGGAGCGAAGCTGACCGGCCCCAGCCGCCGCCAATGCGAACATGGGCATCGCGTTCGGCGCGGGCATATTCACGGGCGGCGTGTTCAAACTCTGAGAATGCGGTATCGGCTTCGACCACGACTTGCGTCACGTCAACACCGAGTTCGCCGGCCTTGGCGTTTTCGATGGCTTCGCGCTCACGAGCCTCTGCCTCTCGGGCCAGCCGCTCGGCTTCCTCGGCGGCAATGCGTTTGGCTTCGGCCTCACGTTCGCGGCGTTCCTCCTCGGCGCGGATGAAGGCACCAAGCCGGGCCTTGAGTTCGTTCGTTACCTTATCCAGCGCGCCGGGGCGCTTGCTGTCAGTGTTATGGACGGCCTTATATCGGCCATTGATCTCGCTGATTTTCTCATTGAGCGGGCGAACCTGCTTGTCGCGTTCGGATTCAATATCGCCGGCACATGACTTGGCCTGATCTAGAAGCTTCTTAGCCTCGCGTGCCTCATCATCGGTTGCGACTGTCGGGTGTTCCGCCATCCATGCGGACAATGCGCCCATCGTGTCGCGGGCGTACTCGATGGGACCGGGCGGTAAATTATGACCTAAGCCAGCAGCAAGCTCTACGTCGGCGTGAAGTTCTGCGAGCGCGCCCATCACGCGGCCCCCATGAGGTCAAAGCGTAGATCCCGCAAGCGGCGTTCCAGCCCTTCAAGATTGCTGTGCAGTAGCGCAGCGGCGGCTTTCGGATCATGTGCAAGCGTCGTCAGGTCTTGCAGCGCCCACTCGATCTCGCAGACCTTCAGCGCCGCAATGTCGGCATCGGTCATTTCAAGGTGTGTCATGTCGCACTCCTCACTGCATCAGGTGAACCGCCATCGCCGGGGAGGGTGAGACCGTGGGAGGTCTGACGACGGCGGCTCGCCTTATGCAGCGCGTTTTCCAGTCGGATTGCCTTGGTGGTTACGGCCCGTAATTTGCGGGCAACGTCGGATCGGTCGCGGTGCTTGCTGACGCGGGCTGTCCGCTCCGCAGCGAGGTCGCATCGCCTGCGTTCAAGATTGCTGATTTGTTTTTCCGTGCGGGTCATTGCTTGCCCCTAGCCTTGGCAACGGCGGTCCTGATCTTGTCCATCTGGTAGCAGGAGATCGCGCCGCTGAATTCCATATTGTCCTTGTCTGACTTCCATTTATTGCCGAGCACCCATTCCAACGCCTCCAACAACTCCGCATTCACCTCAGCCAAATACTTGAGGGTCTCCACCATCTCCCAAACAGCCACTGCGTCTGGCGTGTCTCGGTTTGTCATTGCGCCCTCCTATTCGGTCCTGAACATCTCAAGGATGTTCTTGGGTGGGACCGGCCTAACTGGGTCGGCTACCGTCGCAATCGCGTTGGCCTTGCGTCCGTCAGCAATCATCGCAACAGCACCGAGCATTGCGACCATTCCGACCACGCGACGCTGCTCTCCTTGCGAGAGGCTATTGCTGTTGACGCGCGATAGTCGCTTCTTGCCACGGTTGGCGGCCCGACGAATCTTGCGGAGTGACGACAGCCCTACGTCCGGTATTTCCTGCGCCGACAGGCGCTTCACGCCGATGCCGCGCACGGTTTCAAAAATGCACCCCAGGTTCTTTTCCGCCCGTTCTCTGGCCTTTTGCAAAAGCCAGTAGTTGCGGCTCCATGAAAAGCCGGGTGCGGCCTTTACGAGCTGTGGCGTCGTGACCGTGCCGCCGAGGGGCAGCGTGGCGAGGGCCTGTTCTAGGCGCTCGACGATGGCTTCGTTTTCTGGAGAAGTCTGGCGAAACATTGTGGCCTCTAGTGTTGTGCTGTGCCGTGATGTGTTGTGACGTGCGGTGGCGTGCAGCGTCGTGCCGTGGGGCGACGTGCCTTGCTGTCCATCTAATCCCACCTAACCGCCTTAACCTCGTATCTCCCGTAAAACCCGCCATTCTGCGGCCTGAACCTGCCGACGCCGACGAAGGCACCCGCTTGTTTTAAGTGCTCCTCAAAAACATCCCTTGTGATTTCGTCGGACAAAACATGAAAGTCCACATCGGCCCTCCACTCGTCGATGCGCGGAAAGTTGCGCCAGACGCGCTTGCCAGAACCGCGCACGCCATCAGCGTTGGCGTAAATACGATCCATGGCCACATCCGCTATGGTGTAGGGCAGCACGACCGGCTCCATGACGAGCACGCCCGACAAGAAAAACTTGGTATAGGTTGCCTTCCCCTTGCCGGGAATTTGCCGGCCAAGCGCCTTGGCGGCTGCGTCCAGCCCCATCTTGAAGGCCATCGGAGGAATGAAAATGCGGCCGTCAGGCATCGTGTGGCACTTGTGCCGCCATGTCCGATCCTCGTAGGCGTCGTGTGTCTCGCGCGGCAGCTTCTCGACCTCATGCGAATAAGATCGGCTAGGCTGATACGGAGAGACCGAATGAAGGGTGCAGGTTGCGATTTTCATTTGTTGTCTCGTGCCGCGTTGTGCAGTGAGATGAAGTGCCGTGTAGTGGAGGTCATTGTGCCCTCGCCAGTCTCGCGCGGGGATCGACAATCACGTACCCGGCAATCGAGCGGACGTGCTCGCGCGTCAGGTGCTTGCCGCTGTTTCCGTCATGAACGAACCACTTGCTGCCAGCGACATGACGGATCAGAACCATGACGTGATGCCTGCGCGCCGCTGCCATGCCGGGGGCGGGATGCGCGCGGGGGAATTTGCGAATCCAATTCGCCGCCAGGTTCAGATCGCGCTTGATTGCTCCGAACAGGTAGATCGACGCCTCGCAGCCGCAATACTGATAGGGGCAAGCGGCCGGCCTGCCGCCAATGATCGTGGTGCCGTTGGCGTCGCGCGGCTCGGCATGTGCGGCCCACGTCACAAGAACGAAAGCGGCGGCAAGGCCGAATCCGATCAGGATGTTTTTATAGTGCTGGTTCATAGATCAATCGACCCCATGACAATCCCAAAGACCGCCGAGTAAACGCAGATCCCTACGACGAATAAGAGTTCGTATGTCATGCCGGCAGCGCCACCCAAATCGCCATGAGAACCGTGATGAATGCGGTGAACGCGACGAAATCGCGGACGAACATTGCGCGGGTCATGCCGCCTCCACTTCGCGGGGATAGCTGTCTTTCAAATCGCTGATGGCTTCTTCGCGTGTCGGACCCCAACCCATCGGACCATTCTCGTCCTGATCCGAGTACCAAGCGCAGTAGTCGAAGCGCCGGTCAGGGATGGGCGGATAGACGTGGCGGGTTTCAATTTCGGGCGGGAGTTCTAGGTCGCCGTCGCTCGCACGGCCCGCAATGAATCGGCCATTCGGCGTCCACGAAATTAATTCGCGCTCGCCGAATGCGTGTCGAATGCCGACGATGCTGTATCCCATGTTGTCGGGGACATCGAGGACCGCGAGTATTTCAACTGTGTGACCCATGCGGGTTTTTGTCTTTTGGCCGGCCTTGAACATCACACGGACTCCTTCGCTGCGAACTTCTGCGCGAGCAGGGCGGCAACGCTTCGGTCGGCGCGGTTGATGAGGTCGCGGCGTTGCGAATTGACGATGATGTTCGCGCCATCCTCGTCCCGCATGTCGCGGTGATAGGCGGCGCGCTCCAAAGCGGCGCGGAGATAGTATTCGTCGCGCTCGGTCCACTTCCGGGGCTTGGCGACTTCAATGGTGCCGTGCATGTCCGCCTCCCTTTCGATGCTTCATGTGTATCAGATACACAACGCGGGTCAAGCGAAAATGTGCATCCGATACAAAATATTTTTGGGCGACAAAAAACCCGCGCAAGCGCAAGGGCTTCGCGGGTTCAGAACAGGGATTTAAGGGCTAGCCGGCCCGGCGCCGGATGATGGCCTGAGCTGTGTCGAGAATGATTAGCCGTTCGCCTGGAAGCGCCTGTTCCCAGATCGACCATATGGCGTCCGGGTCTTTCGGGTTCCGCATAAGGATCGATGCCGGGTCGGTTCCATAAGCATCCGCCGCAGCCTCTAGGATGGCCTGGGAATAGGGTTGTTCGCCTCTTTCGATGCGGGATAGCTGGCTATGCGACAAACCCTCGCCAGTGAACTCCCCAATGCGACTGGCGGCCAGTGCTTGCGTGAGGTTGGCGTGCTCCCGCCACTCCTTCAGGAAGGTACGGCCAAAGGTTCCCGGCGCCCTGGGCTTCATGGGCCGGGTCGGGCGCGTCTTGGAATCCCTTGTGGGGCGACCCTTTCGCATGTGCACATCATGCACGCTGCGCTTAAGAGAATAAACGGCAGGGGGTACACATTTCGCTTGACGTGGCGTGTGTATCGGGTACACATTAGCCCCCATGCACCTAGCCGACTACATGGAAACGAATGGCCTGAGCGATCAGGACGTAGCCGATGCCATTCGCGTTGACCGATCCACAGTCAGCCGACTGCGCCGCAGGGAAACCCGCCCGAGCTGGAAGACATCGCGCGCTCTGCGCAATTTCACGGACGGAAAGGTAACGGCGGACGATTTCGACGAGGTTGCGGTCTAATGCGCAACCAATGTCAGTTCCGATTCTTCGGCGTTGTGCGCCTCGGCTGCGATGGCGAGACACTTTCTCCCCAACTCTGCCAGCACAGGAATGCGGATTCGGACTTGATATTCCGTGCGCAGTCCGCCGTGCCACTCGGAACAGACGGCAATCCGGACGCTGCCGTCTTTGAGATATTCGACGGTTCCAAAATCGTCGATGAAATACTCCGGCTCGCAACCGGTCTCGAATGGCACCTTTTCCGCAGGCATTGTCTCGCCTCGCGCTGTTTCGTCGTCTCCCGTCAAAGATACATATTCGGGAAAACAAATCACGCGCGAAATACGTGCGAAAGATCCGGTTCAACCTGCTGTGAACGGTATTCCACAATCGCTTCAACGAAAGCGCCGCAGCATTTTTCGTTAACCATGTCCACGTTTCCACCGCTGCCTTCCTCCCGGCAGCCAACTGCGCGCGACCGAGCGCCTTTCTATTCGTATGTGAGTGCGTCGCCATGAACCAAGCATCGCAGGTGCTGGAGTTCCGCGCAAAGCAAACCAAGGGACGCGATTGTCAGGGCAGGGACAGGCTTGTCCCTCGGCGATTCTCTGCCGTCGCCAAGGTGCTTTGGCCCATCAAAACAGCGGCCTGTCTTGCGGCAATCGCCAAGTGCGACGAGCGACACGCAAAACGCTTTCTAAGCGGGGAATACGAACCGCCGTTGTCGATTGTCCTCGCGGTGATCCACGAAATGCTTCGCGAACAAACCGAACTCAATCTCTAAAGGCAGCAGGGGGGGGGGCTTTCCGCTCGGTTAGCGTGCGGGTCGGGTTAACGAAAGACATCCTGCGGCTCCTCTGTCTGGGCCACGTCTCCGTTCAAGGATGTCTGCGCACGCGAATTTGTAACCGTGTCTGCGCCGCCCGGTTGGCGGTAACGCTTCGCAACTAGGGGTGCGGGGCTTGTCTGATATTACCAAAATGGCGCTGCTCGCGGGCGACAAGGCCCTGCGAGAGGCAAACGACACACTTTTAGCTTTCGGGGACAAGGACGGCGCACACATCCTGCGCGCCAGGATTTGCGCGTTTGTCTTGCGGTTGGGAAAGCTTGACGCCGATCGCACCATTCAATGGCTCCAACAATTGGAGCGGACTCTCGTTCCACGTGAAACAACGAAAAAACCAAAACTAGCAACCGTGAACGGGGAGCCGGTGCTTTGAAAATCGAGCAACTGGCCGAAGGCGTGACGCTGTATTGCGGCGACTGTCGGGAAGTACTGCCGGGCCTTCCCCAGATGGATCACTTTATTTCCGATCCGCCTTACGAGGCGCGGATGCAGTCGCTTCACGCCGAGTTCCGACTCCGCCGAACGGACGGCGGCCCGCAAAGGCAGGCCCTGAACTTCGACTCTATTCAGGACATTCGGGGGCCTTTTCTGGATCACGTTAAGCGCCTCAACCGGGGCTGGCTTCTCGCGTTCTGCAATGTTGAGGGAGTTGGCGAGTGGCAGGCGGCCATTCTGGAGCGGGGTCTAAAATTCAAAACAACCTGTATTTGGAACAAGCCGGACGCCACCCCCAAGCTAAACGGACAGGGACCGGCGCTTTCATACGAATGCTTCACGACGACTTGGTGCGGCAGCGGGCACGCCCGATGGAATGGCGGCGGGCGGCGCGGCGTCTTTACGCACATGACGAACAACGCAGAGCGCACCGGCTCGCACCCAACCGAGAAGCCGGTAAGCCTTATGCGCGAACTGGTCGCGCTGTTTTCTAATGCGGGGCAGTCGATCTGCGACCCGTTCATGGGTAGCGGTACAACCGGCGTGGCTTGCGTGAGAACCGGTCGCAAATTTGTCGGCATAGAATTAGACCGAGCGTATTTTGACCTAGCCTGCCGCCGCATACAGGCAGTTTTAGACGCGCCAGACCTATTCATCGAACAGCCCAAGCCTCCCAAGCAGGAGGCCATGCTGTGAAACACCCCGAAGATCAGATCCATAAAGCGGTCATCGCGCACTTACGCCTCCGCGCCGACCCGTCAGTTGTGTATTTCCACCCGGCGAATGGTGGAAAGCGCAACATCCGCGAAGCCGCCAAACTCAAAAGCCTTGGGGTGAGGCCCGGCGTCAGTGACCTGATCCTTATTCGTGGCGGAATGCCGTTCGCGCTGGAATTAAAAGCCCCCGGCGGCCGCCCGACAGAACATCAACTCAAGTTCCTGTCCGACTTCAACGAGGCCGGCGGCTATTCGGCATGTGCCGAAGGCTTGGACCGTGCGCTCGCCGTACTCGATTCCTGGCAAATGTTCCGAAAGGTGAAGACATGATGTGGACGGCAGAGAAGATCGAAACGGTTACGGCCCATTGGTCGAAACTCAGCGCGGCCGAGATCGGCGACATGATCGGGGTTAGCCGAAATGCCGTCATCGGCAAGGCCCACAGACTCGGGCTGCCCGGCAAGTTAGACGATGCCGAGGTTCGCAAGCGTCTCGCATCCCGGAAGATTCGATTTCCGGAATACCGGCAAAAAGCGACGCGGTTTGTCCGCATCGTTAAGGCAGAACCGGAGGCACCGCACAATTTCCTCGGTCTTGAAATCTGGGATTTGACGGCCTCGACCTGCCGCAATCCGAGGGGGACCGGCCCGTACCTGTTTTGCGGGCAGCCCGTGATCGAGGGGCAAAGCTTTTGCGCGCATTGCTACCGGCTGACCCATGAACCGCCGCGCCGGAGGGCCGCATGACGCCCGAGGATCTGGCCGCCCTCCATTATGAAATCGACGTGTTGAAGATCGTCGCGGAGACGATCGGGAACAACGCGACCACCAACGATGAGACGTCGGTTGCAATCGTACTGATGGCGCTTCTGGCGCGGCTTGAGCGGCTGGCGGGAAAGACGGTTCACTAAATGGCGCTGCGCATCAAAGACTGGTCTGATTTTCAACACTACAAGACGCGCACCGCGCCGCCTTGGATCAAGTTCTATCGTCGCCTGCTCGACGATCCGGAATGGTTTGCACTGTCGGGGGATGCTAGCAAGATGCTAGCAAACTGCTGGCTACTGGCTAGCGAGTACGACGGCGCGCTGCCCGACATCGGGAAAATAGCATTCCGCCTCCGCATGACGGAGGATCGCGCGATTGAGCTAATTTCCCAACTATCTCATTGGCTTGAGGGCGATGCTAGCACTCTGCTAGCAAGGCGCAAGCATCGTGCTTGCCTAGAAGAAGAGAGAGAAAGAGAAAAAGAAGAAGAAAGAGAGAAAGAAGATTCGTCCGCTGACGCGGACGCGCTCGCTCCCGGCAAGGTATTAAAAACAGGCGAAGCCCATCGCCTCGAATTGCCGGTCACTGGACCTCTTGCCGGCTCAGTCGATGCCGACTTCGCGGAATGGTATGCGGCATACCCCAGACGCGAGGCGCGGGGCAGGGCGTTGCTTGCGTACCGGACAGCCCGAAAAAAGGTTCCGAAGGAAACGCTATTGGCGGCGGTCAAGCAGCCGCGCCCGGAATTTTCCGACCCGAAATACGTCCCTTTGCCGGCGAGCTGGTTGAACGCGGAACGATGGGCGGACGAAATAAAACAAAAACCGAAGTACGACGAAACGTACCCGGAAGAAATTTATAGGAACGTGCTGTGACGGGCGACATCACCGAGATAAAACGGATGTTGGCCGATCGCGTACAGTCGGTCGCAGAATTTTTGCTTCCCAATGGCCATAAGGACGCCGCTGAATGGCGTTGCGGCTCTGCGCTAGGGGAGGGTGGCCAAAGTCTTGGAATCCACCTCAGTGGTCAAAAGCAGGGGATTTGGGCGGACTTCAATGGCGGCATCGGCGGCGACCTTTTAGACCTCTGGTGTGAGGTCAAGGGCGTGTCGTTATCCGAGGCATTGAACCAGGCGCGAGACTGGCTTGGGGTATCCCGCCCGCAGCCCTATCGCGACCCGAAGCCGAACTATACCAGACCGCCCAAGCCGCAATGCGTGACGCCCAAAGCGAGGGTGCTGGACTATTTGCGGGAGGAACGGGGGATTTCCGCCGAGACAATCGCCAAATACAAAATTGGCGAATCGGGCGACAACATCGTTTTTCCGTTCCTCTTGCCGGACGGAACGCTTGCCCTCGTTAAAAACCGCAAGGCGGAAGACGGGGCCAAGCCCATCCCGACCACATCGAACTGCGAGGCGGTTTTATTCGGATGGCAGGCGGTTCCGGACGACGCCCGTGAAATCATCCTGACTGAAGGGGAGATCGACGCGCTTTCATGGGACACCTACGGGATGCCGGCCCTGTCGGTTCCGTTTGGCGGGGGCGGGGGCAACAAACAAAAGTGGATCGAGAACGAATTTGAACGGATGGACAGGTTCGAGCGGATTTATCTCGCGCTCGACATGGACAAGCCGGGCGAGGAAGCGGCTAACGCTATAGCGGACAGGTTGGGTAGACACCGTTGCTTGCGCGTCAAAATGCCGTTCAAGGACGCGAACGAATGCCTGCTCAATAACGTACCCCAGGCCACAATGGCGGGATTGCTCAGTGAAGCAACCCATCTGGACCCGGAAGGGCTGCGCAAGGCCAGCGATTTTACCGACGATGTTGTAAACCTGTTCTGGCCCGACCCGTCGAAGCGCGTCGGCTATTCCACACCATACGGGAAAATCGGCGATCGGCTGCTGTTCAGACCAGCGGAGGTAACTCTGTGGTCTGGCGCAACCGGCGCAGGCAAATCGCAGATCCTCAGCGATTGCATCGTTCACTGGACCGATGAGGGCAGCCGAATTTGCCTGTCCAGCCTTGAGATGATTCCGCAACAGACGCTCAAGCGCATGTGCAAGCAGGTTGTCGGGGTAGACAGGCCGACCGAACAGGCGATTTACGCCGGCCTGAAATGGCTCGATCGGGGACTGTTGCTTTATGAAAAGGTCGGCAAGGCCGGGGTGGCTGGTTTGCTCGACGTGTTCGCCTTCGCAAGAGCGAAATACGGCTGCGACCAATTCGTGATCGACAGCCTGATGCGTCTCGGAATTGCCGGCGACGACTATGAAGGGCAGGAAAAAGCCCTTTTCCAAATCGTCGATTGGACGATCGCCAACCGTGTTCACACACATCTCGTCGCCCATGCCCGCAAGGGTGAGCGCGATCGTGGCGTTCCCGAGACAGAGGACATCAAGGGCGCGATGGAGATTGGCGCCAATGCTTTTAACATCCTGACGGTATGGCGAAACCGCAAGCAGGAGGACGACTTGCGAACGGCACAGGAAGCCAAGGATGACGCCAAGTTAGCCGAGCTGATGGAGCGACCGGGCGTGATTTTAAATGTCGCCAAGCAGCGCAATGGCGACTTTGAGGGGCGGATCGGACTTTGGTTTGAGCAAACGACATACCGCTACCATTCAAGCCATGACCGGGGAATGTGGGACCGGCGCTATCTGACCCCACAGAATGAGGCAATAGACCGATGACCAAAATTCCGGAAGAGATCAAGCAACGCGCGCTGGCCATGCACGCCGGCGGCATGAAAAAACTGCATATCGCCCGAGTTCTTGGGGTGAGCGAATCGGGGCTGCGTGAGATTTACGATCCAACATGTCGAGAACGGCGCCGGCAAAACGACAGGAACAGGCGGCGCACGACATGCCGGTACGTGCTCCCCTTGGACGTGCCCGAGGATGTTTTGAACGAGCGGGACAATGCGTATTCAGCGCAGATAAGCGTGGGGGCGCTGTTGTTTGGCGATCCGCGACCGGGACGGAGCGCGCTTGATCGGAGAAACGGGGGTTAAAATGTCGGCAAAAAAGCAAAATCTTCGCAAGATGTGCGTTCACGTCCACGAGCGGGACAAGATCAGGCTTGAACTCATCCGGTTCGGTCATGGCGTGTCGATGTCGGCGGCGATCAGGGCCGGCATTCGGATGGTCGCGCAGAAACTTGGGGTGGAAAAGGACATGCCCGACGAGACATTGGAAAAAATTTAGCACGAGGGGACAAATTCATATGTCATTCTGACATATCAATTACAAATCAGTTGCTAGTGTGTGGGAAATTCCACCACGAAGCAGCAGACCATGAATGCGCTCGCGCAGGTGCCGCGTGTTTTATCCGATGAGTGGTCTTCTAGTCATATCGGGCGACTTTATGACCGGGGCAGGCTGACCCGCGCGGAATTTGAGCAAGCGAAGCTCTGGCGCATTCTGTATCTGGAGTACCTGGCCTCGATTGGTGCGCCGGGTTACGAAACTGACGAGGTTATGTCCGATCTTCGATGTTCGCATCTGCAACAGCGGGTGGAGCGTGGCGTTCTTGAACTCACAACGCATGTGGGCCGCAGATCGTTTCACGCGATTAACTCGTTGGTTGTTTATGAGGAGCCAGAGGAGTTGGGCAACTTCGAGTTTACTGTTGCCGCTGCGAAGATGGGTCTGGCGCATCTGGTTAGGATTGGTTTTTAGCGTTGGCGGGCACACCTGATAAGTTTGTAAAAGGTCATTGCACCGAGACGGTGATTTGACCCGCCAAACCTAATGGCTGGCGCGGCTGGTTTTCACCAGCTCCGGACGCGGATAGCAAAGCGCCGGCCACCCCATCGGTGCGAAAGGGAAGCCGGGAAATAAGCCCGATAAATACCGGCGTAGGATTGACATGGACGACTGGAGGATATGGCTGCCGTGGGCGGTGCTGTTTCTTGGCATGTCGTTCGGCTTCTGGCTGGTATCGGCGTGGATTCGCGCCATAGCGCGGGCAGAGGTCAACAAGGCGTTGAAGGGCTACATTGCCGGTCACTTACTGAGGCCGCGCAATAACAAGGGGCAGTTCCGGGGCAAATGAAATCGAAGTACCCGCCCGTAAGAGACGCCATGTGGAATCGCCCCGGTGACGTTATTCATACCTGCGGGTCCGCAGACGTGACATGGCGGGGCGAGCAGCCATACATGATGGCTATGCCGGCCCCGGCGTTCCAAGAACAACTCGACCGCATAGAGCGGAAGCTAGACAGCGTTATCGAGGTCAGATCAGAGCGGTCTCTGTCCCATTGGGGACTATACCAAGTTTAAACGACCGGCCCACTGGCCGCCTCCGGCCGCCGGATGTACGCGACGGAGAAACGTACTAGCGAAGGATGGCCCCAAGGGGCGGAATGACGAATGTCTACGGGTAGGCCGACAGAGTTCAGCCAAGAAGTTGCTAACCAGATTTGCGAGCTCGTCTGCGACGGACTGTCAACGCGCCAGATATGCGAGCGCGACGACATGCCGGGAAAGTCCACCATATTCAGGTGGTTACAGGAAAACCCCGCCTTCAGGGACCAATACGCGCGCGCGAAGGAGGTCATGGTTGAGATCATGGCCGAGGAAACCTTCGAGATCGCTGACGACAAGTCAGGCGACCATTACACCGACGAGTTTGGTGCCACGCGGACGGATAACGGCGTCATCCAGCGGGCGCGGCTGCAAGTCGATACCCGCAAGTGGTTTGTGAGCAAGCTGCTGCCGAAGAAATACGGCGACAAGCTAATCGCTGAACACTCAGGCCCCGGCGGCAAGGCCATCGAAGTAGAACACAAAGCCGATGAATCTTTCGCCGCTGTTATCGCAGCACTGGAAGCTGCTGGACGGGCCAAGGCGGGAGATACTGGCGGCAAGGGCGAACTGGATCAATCTAGCCCGCCCGGCACAGCTACCCCCGCCGGGTGAGGATTGGCTGTTCTGGCTGATTCTAGCGGGGCGTGGATTCGGTAAAACCCGCTGCTCGATGGAAGATGCTGCCTGGTACGGGGCCACGAATGAGGGGCACCGTATTGCCCTAGTGGCGGCGACCTATGCCGACGGTCGCGATACGATGGTCGAGGGCGAGAGCGGGTTGAAGAACCTGCTGCCGCATAGTTTTATTGAGACATGGAATCGCTCGCTCGGCGAGTTGGTTCTGATTAACGGCACAAGGTACAAGCTATTTTCCGCCGAGGAGCCGGACAGGCTTAGGGGTCCGCAGCACCATCGAGCGTACTGCGATGAATTGGCTGCCTGGTGGCGACCGCCGAGTGGGAAAAACGAAGTTTCGTCTAACGGCGCATGGGACCAGCTCATGTTCGGGCTGCGTCTCGGCGATAAGCCGAAAGTCGTCATAGCGACCACGCCGCGACCGACGCCTCTGGTGCGGAAACTGGTTGGCGATGCTCGCTCGGTTATCTCGCGCGGGTCCACGTTCGACAATGCTGCGAACCTGCCGGAAACGGCGCTCGAAGAACTCAGGCGCAAATACGAAGGCACCCGGTTAGGCCGGCAGGAACTCAACGCCGAGATCCTGGACGATGTGCCTGGCGCGCTTTGGGTGCGCGATATGTTCGATAAGAGCCGTGTTGCTCACCCGCCCGAGATGCAGCGGATTGTGGTCGCGGTTGACCCGTCCGGCACCAAGGGCGCAATGGACGGCGGCGACTCGATCGGCATTGTTGTGGCCGGCAAGGGGGTTGACGGTCGGGGCTACGTTCTCGCCGACCGGACCTGCAAGCTAAGCCCGGATGGGTGGGGCAGGCGGGCTGTTGAGGCTTATAGACAATTCGGGGCCGACAGGATCATCGCGGAGCGCAACTTCGGCGGCGCGATGGTTGAGCACGTTATTAAATCGGTCGATCGTTCCGCCTCTTACAAGGAGGTTGTGGCGTCGAGGGGCAAGGCTGTTCGGGCCGAGCCGGTAGCGGCTTTGTACGAACAAGGCCGCGTTTCGCATGTCGGTTCGTTTGCGGAACTGGAAGATCAGGCGTGTTGCATGACGCCGGACGGCTTTATCGGCGAGGGATCGCCGGATCGTCTGGACGCGATGGTCTGGGCCTTAACCGAACTGATGCTCGGCGGTCCCGGCATTTCGACTTTTGAGGAATTGCGGATTTGAGCGAAGTCAACGTTGCTACGCCAAGCCGCGAATACAAGGAACACTCCCAGCACTGGATATTGCCGCGCGCCCTCATGGGCGGCACGGTTGCCATGCGGGATGCCTCCACTGCACACGGGTTTCTCCCGCAGGAAGACGGCGAGAGCGACCCCAACTTCGCCAAGCGATTGGCCCGAACAACCCTATTCAACGGCTATCGTAAGACCGTTCGCGACATGACGGGCAAGGTATTCGCCCAGCCAATCGCGCTCGGCGACGACGTTCCGGAAAAGATCAAGGGCTACTGCGAGAACATAGACCTTGCAGGACGTAACCTGAACGTCTTTGCCTATGACGTATTTCAGGACGGCTTAGCGGCTGCTGGTGTTTCGTACATTCTGGCGGAAATGCCGCCTGTTGTTGAGAATGCCACGCGGGCCGATGAGATTGCTTCGGGACGCCGACCGTACCTCGTCAATATCAAGGCCGAGGACATTATCGGCTGGAAGTCCGAACTAATCGCCGGTCAGGAAACGCTAACGCAACTCCGCATTCAGGAGTGCGTTTATGAGCCGGACCCGGACAGCCCCTTCGAGGATGTCGAGATTGTCCAGATTCGGGTGCTTGAACCTGGCCGTTGGGAAATCTGGCGCAAGCGGGCCAACGAAAATGGACTGCCCGAAGAGTGGTTCATGTATCAGGAAGGCGTCACAAGCCTTTCGCACATTCCGCTGTCGGTTGTTTATCTAAAACGTTCCGAGTTCATGTGCGGCGAGCCTCCGCTGGAGGACTTGGCCTACACAAACCTCGCGCATTGGCAGAGCCAGAGCGACCAACGGAACATTCTGCACGTCGCAAGGGTGCCGATTCTGTTCGGTGCTGGCTTTGACGATACAACGAAAGTTGTTGTCGGTGCCGGCACGATGGCCCGCTCGTCCGATCCGGCCGCAAAGCTGACATACGTTGAGCATTCCGGCGCGGCGATCGAAGCCGGGCGGAATGACCTGAAAGACCTTGAACTGCAAATGCAGGTTCTTGGCCTTCAGTTGCTCATGCCGCAGCCAAAGCAAACGGCGACGGGTGAGATTCGCGACGACGTTAAGGAAAACTCCCAGCTCGCCATGATGGCGAAGGCGCTGGAGGACGCGCTCGAACAAGCACTGTCCGACATGGCCGAATACGACGGCATGGGCAAGGATGCGGGCGGTTCGCTGGTCGTCAATACTGACTTCGGCATTGCGGCGGGGGCGACGGCTGACCTCGACACGCTGATTAACGCGGCGCGTATTAGCAAAATTACGAACGAGACGCTGCTTAAGGAACTCAAGCGGCGCGGCGTTCTGTCCGACGATCTGGTGATCGAGGATGAGGTTAAGGGCATCGAGGCGGCCAAGCAGCGTGACGCTGAATTGGCCGAGAAGATTGCACAGACTGCCAATCCCGGCGCGGCGCTGACAGAAGCCGCCGCTTAGTTTTCTAAGTTTCAATACTGCAAATCCAAGCCGCCCGGGGCGATCCCGGCGGCTTTTTTCATGGGCGAGACGCCCAATTACAGCGGGATGCTGACCACATGGCTGCACTAAAGCTAACCGTCGATTCCATCGAGGACGTTCCCGAAACACTCCGCGAACTCTACACGGAAAAAGACGGCAAGCATGTCCTCGCTGTTGAGGGCATCGAAGACACCTCCGGACTGAAAAACGCCCTCGAAGCGGAGCGCAAGAACGCCCGCGAAGCGGCGAAACTCGCAAAAGCCTATCGCGACCTCGGACTATCGGCCGACGAAATCAAGGCAATCGTCGCAGAAAAGCAGGAGCGCGAGCAGGAAGAGGCCAAGAAGTCCGGCAACTATGAAGCCCTGCGCAAGCAGGACCGCGAACAATACGAAAAAGATTTAGCCGCGCGACAGGAACGCATTGCGGCCCTTGAGAGAACTACGCGCCAGGCCGTCGTGGGCAACCAACTGATGGCCGCGCTAACCAAGGCTGGAGCATCGCAGGAGGGCATTGATCTGTTGCCCGATCGGCTCTCCTCCCGCATCAAATTTGAATTTGATGGAGACAGCTACCGCCACACCGTAATGCTTGCTGACGGCGAGACGCCGATGGCCGGCAGCGGGAAGGACGGCACAGCAACCTTTGACGATCTCGTCAAAGAATCAATTGATAAATGGCCGAGCCTTTTCAAGGGCACCGGCTCTGGGGGTGGCGGGAAGCTGCCCGGAAGCGCCGGGGGAGCCGGCAAACGAAACATCCCTCTCGCCGAGTTCGTGGCGCTGTCTCCAAAGGAGCAGGCGGCCCGCATGGCCGAGGGCGCAACAATCATCAGTTAATTTTTTCATTTAGGAGGCCATATTGGCCAATACTCTTTCGGCCCTTGCCCCGACGCTGTTTAGCGCGGCCAAGGAAGTTGCTAACGAGCCGGTTGCCGTCATTCAGGCGATCGACAGCCGCTTCGATAACAAGGGCGTCGCCAAGGGCGACACCGTGACCGTCCCGGTTGCCCCCGTGCGCGTTCTGTCGGACTTCACCCCGAACAACACCACGTCCTCGGGCGACGACGCGGTTGCCACCTCGGTTGGCGTCCAGATCACGGCCGCGAAGAAGGTTTCGTGGAACCTGTCTGGCGAACAGCAGCGTTCGTTGGAGAACGGCACGATTTCGATGGACTGGGTTAGCCAGCTCGTCAAGCAGGGTATGCGCGCTCTGCGCAACCAGGCGGAAATCGACGCCTGGACCGCCGTTGTGTCGGGTGCCTCGCGCGCCTACGGCACTGCCGGCACCGCGCCGTTCGCGTCGGACCTCTCGGCGCTTACCAACATGCGCAAGATCCTTCAGGACAACGGCGCGCCGCTTTCCGACCTCTACTTTGTCGGCAACACCGCTGCTGGCCTGAACCTGCGCAACTTGGGCATCATCCAGCAGGCATATGCGGCCGGCTCGGATGCTGAGCGTCGTTCGGGCGTGTTCCAGCGTCAGTTCGGCTTCGTGATGGAAGAGTCGGCTGGCGTCGGCCTCCATACGGCCGGCACCGGCTCGGGCTACCTCGTTTCGAGCGGCCCGCTTGCCGTCGGCACGACCGTTATCACTTGCGGCACGGGCACCGGCACGATCCTCGTCGGCGACGTTGTTTCGTTCGCTGGCGATACGAACAAGTACGTTGTGACTGGCGCGCTCTCGGCCGGTTCGTTCACCATTGGCAAGCCCGGCCTTCAGGTTGCGGCGTCCAACGGTGCGGCGATCACCGTGACGGCCAACTACACCGCGAACATCGCGATGGAGCGTTCGGCCGTTGTCGGCATTATGCGCCCGCCGCTCATCCCGGCGAACCCGACCATCCAGCAGATGCCGATCAGCGACCCGTTCGGCATGAGCTACCTGATGCTGGACATTGCCCAGTACGGCCAGCGTTCGTGGGAACTCCACCTTGCTTGGGGCTTCAAGAGCGTGAACGGCGAGTTCAGCGCGATTGCGATCGGCTAAATGATAAAGGGGCGGTACAGACCATTTCTGCGCCGCCCCATTTCTACAGGCGAACCTATTATGAGCACTGTCGAGACCGTCAAGGTCAAGCACCCGACTGCCGGGTATATGATTATCAATAAGTCGGACCTGACCGACGATCACGAGCTTTTCGACGCGCCGAAGGTCGAAAAGAAGCCCGAGCCGGAAAAGCGTAAATGACGACACTGGTAGTTGAGGACGGTTCGGCGCTGTCCAACTCCAACTGCTACGTGTCTCAGGCTGATTGCGTTACATTTTTTACCAACCGTGGGGTCACGGATGGTTTTGCTTCCCTCGTTTCAAATGACCAAATAATTGCCATTTTACGTGGCGCGCAATACCTCGATGCTCATTACCTTTCGAGGTGGAAGGCGTACAAGCTGCTGAGGACGCAGGCTATGGCATGGCCCCGTGTCATGTCTGCGCCTCTTTACCAATTTGCCGGAACGCCTTTTGCGTTGCGGTCGATTAGCTATCTTCTGGATGCTGACGGGTTTCCGGTTGCTTCCAACCAAATCCCGCAGGCGGTCATTGACGCCAACTGCCTGCTGGCCGATGCGTATGCAAGAGGCGTCGATCTGACGGTCGGGCTTGTCAGTCCGTCTTATAAATCGCGCAAGGCCGGCGATACGCAGGAGGTCTATGCGGCAGCTTATAGGGAGAGGGATTCGAGTCTGATCAACATTGATCAGATGTTGGAGCCGTTCCTGCTTAGCGTACCAGGCGCGACCTTCACCAATGTTCAGGTGGTCAGGGGCTAATATGGCAAAGGACTTTATCAAAAAGGCGATTAAGCACCCCGGCGCATTGCGGGCCAAAGCAAAAGCGGCCGGCGAAAGCACGATGGAATTTGCCCGCAAGCACGAGCACGACAAGGGCAAGACCGGAGAAGAATCGCGGCTGGCCATTACGTTAAGCAAAATCCACAAGCACGCGCACAAAAAACGCTAAATGTCCCTCCCGCTTTTCCTGTATCCGCGAACGATCAGCATAGCGCGGCCACAGACGCAAAGCACTGCGGGAAAAGTCCAATACCTCGGCAAGACTATCGCCGCAGAGGATCAGCTATTCACCGGGCTGCGCTGTTCTATCCAGGCCAAGTCTATGGGATCGCGCAGGCTCGGCGGGCAGAAACTAGCGGCGGATGCGCCGGGGCCGGTCGTCTGGACGTTCTATGTGCCCAAGAGTGTTTTGGCCAAGGGCACGGTTAAGAACTCGGACGTGATTTACGACGACGATGGCAACCGCTACTTGGTCGCATCGAATTACTGGAATTCGCTCGGCTACCGTATTCAAGCCATCCGCGAAGAAATTTAATGGCCGACATCTCGGACGTACTGGATGCGGTCGCGACGATCGTTGCCACGGCCTGCTATCCCAACGGCACGACCAAGCCCAGCATAACCGGGAATCAGATCACGATCGGCCAGGGATGGCCTCTGCCAACCGACTTGGACGCGGCCTTTAAGGCCGTCCCGCCGGAATCCTATGTGAGCGTGTTTCCGACCGCTGGCGCGTCCAGCGTCGAACAGGTGACGGCCGATCCGGTTGTTATCGTTCCCGCCGTACACGGGATGTCGGCGTCGATCGACTCGACGGGGCAGGTTGCGACGGTCACGGGAACGCCAGGCGTTGGTGAATATCTGACGCTGGTTATCAATAGCGGCAAGTCATACTCATACGCCGCCGTTCAGGGCGATACGCTGAGCACGGTTTGCCAGCAGGTCGCGACACTGGCTGCGGTTGACTATCCCGGCACGGTTGCCGTTGGCGGGGTTATCACGGTTGCCGCGCCCTATGTTGAGGTTCGGATCGGTGCGCCCGGCACGATGGGAGAGATCATCCATCGGCAAAAGAACCTGATTATGGTGACGGTCTGGGCACCAACCCCAGCCGACCGGACAACCATTTCAGCGGCGGTCGATATTGCGCTGAAAAATAACTTGCGAATTACGCTGCCGGACACATCGGCGGCCCTGCTGTCGTTCAACACGGTTCATTACGTGGACGACGGCGAGAATGCCGGCGAATACCGGCGCGACATGATCTATATCGCGGATTTCCTGACGATCAATCAATTCACGGCTTACGAGGTCACGTCGTTCACGGTTGACATGAACGGCACCTCAAGCCCGGTTCTCTAGGACTTTTTCAATGATCCATTTGATTGTTACTTCCCCGTTTGCCAACCGGAACGTCGGCGAGCGCATCAAGGACGAAGCTGAAATTGCCAGCGTTCTTGGCTCGCATCACAAGATGCACGTCGTCAAGATCGATGTGCCGGACGAGCCGAAAGTCGTCGTCAAGGACGACGACAAGCCGAAGAAATAACCAAGACATTTTCACAAATCAGGCCCGTTAGGGCTATCTTTTGAGGATAATCAATGCCCGCTTTCCGTGACGGAACGGTCAACATTCTCGGGATTGTCAATCCCGGTGTTTATGTCGATCAGATCCTGCCGACGCCGTTTCTCACTGGCGTACCGACCAACATCGAAGGCGTGGTCGGCGTAGGGCAGTGGGGGCCGGTCGGCTCCGCTCAGTTCTTCTCAACCCCGGACGATTGCGCGGCCATCTTCGGCGTGCCGCAGGTCCGCACCTACGATCTCCCCAGCTACGTCCAGACCGCCGTCCAACAGGGCACCGGCATGGGCTTCTGCGGCGTGCGCGTGACGGACGGCCAGGATGCCGCCGCGACCGCGACGGTGCAGTCCACGGGCGGCACGATGACGGCCCGCTATACGGGTTCGCGCGGCAACCAGATCGGTGTGGCGTTCCAGTCCACCCCGATGTCGGGCGCCTATGCGGCGATCGTGTCGTTCCCCGGCCGCCAGCCGGAGCGGTTCGACAACATCATGCAGGCCTTGCAATCCGTGACGGTCGTTCCGGGCACGGGCTACACCTCGGTTCCTGCGGTTACGGTTTCGGACCCGCAGGCCAAGGTCGGCGGCATCAAGGCGCAGGTCAACGCGACGCTGAAGGTCATCTCGGCCACTGTCGGCGTTGGTGGTACCGGATACGTTACCAATGACACCGTGACGCTTGCGAATGGCGTGATCCTGACGGTCACGGCCTCGGCCGGCGTTGTCACCGCCGCTACCGTCACCAACCCCGGCTCGCTTGCCAGCGGCAATGTGCCGACCAATCCGGTCCCGGTTGTTTCGACCTCCGGCTCCGGCACGAACGCCACGTTCACCCTCGTCTGGGGCCTCGGCACGCCGACCATCGTCTCGTCGGGTGCTGGTTATTCCTCGATGACGCTCACGCTGTCGAGCGCGGGCGGCACGGGCGGCACCTATACCGCTGTTACCTCGTTCTGGGCGGCGCTTGCCTATGCGATCAATAACGGCACGCCGCAGCGCGGCCGGTCGAAGTACGTTGTGTTTACGGCGGGCTCGTCCACGACGGCCCCGACGCTGAACACAGCCATCACCCTTACGGGCGGCAAGGACGGCGCGTCCGGCGTCACGACGGCCCTTATGGTCGGGTCTGACACGCTTCCCCGCACCGGCATGTACGCGCTGCGTTCGACCAAGTGCGACTCCTTCGCGCTGGCCGATGTGACCGACGCGACGACCTGGGCCGCGCAGCTCGCCTTTGCGATTTCGGAATCCATGCTGGCCGTTACGGCTACCGCGTCGAGCGACACGATTGCGAACGCGATCACGACCCGCACGACTAACGGCATTGACGACCCGAGCATCTGGATTCTGGAAGGTGACTATCCGACCGTGTATGACGCGACCAACGGCCTTTCCCGGCTTGTGTCGCCGCAGGCTGTTGCGCTCGGCCTTCTCGGCAACCTCTCGCCGGAACAGTCGCCGATCAACAAGCGTCTGAACGCGGTCATTGCGACCCAGACCTCGCAGACCGGCGTTATGACCTCGGATGCTGACGAGGCGCAGGCGCAGGAAGGCGGCATCGACTTCATCGGCAAGTCGAATGCGCTGGATCAAGACTTCTTCTCGTTCATGACGGGCCGCAACGCCTCGTCGAACACGGCGGCGCGTGGCATTGAATATACCCGCCTGACGAACTTCATCATCAAGTCGCTGGAGGGTTCGGCCGCCCGTTCGATCGTCGGCAAGTTGCAGTCGGTTCGCGCCGACGACCCGACCCGTGCCAAGGCGTCCGCGATCCTCAATTCGTTCTTTGCCGCCATGAAAGACCCGGCCTCGGGTTCGGACGGGTACGGCATGATCGACGACTTCGCGGTGCAGTGCGACTTGAACAACAACCCGCCGAATTTGCAGGCGCTTGGTTTCTTGTTCGCCTATTGCACCGTTCGATATTTGAACGTGGTGCGTTATTTCGTCATCAAACTGGCTGGCGGCGGCAACGTGTCGGTCAAAGTTCAGGACACCGTACCGACGGTGGCACAGTTCAGCTAATTCATTTTTGATCGGAGCCGAAAGTGGCAATCAATAACATTACGGTCGGGCGGGACTATTCGCTGGCCTATTACGACACGGACACGCAGTCCATCATCGATATGGGCGATGTGCAGAACGTCAAGATCACTGCCAGCAAGCACGAGATCAAGTCGCAGCCGTATAACGATGTGCCGCGCTTTGGCTACATCCCGGATGGCTACAAATTCTCGTTCACGATCACCCGGACGGGATCTGCCCTGGAGGAGTTCCAGCTCGCCGCGAATACCCGGTTTAATGCGGGCAATGCGACAAAGGCCGGCTTCCTCAACGAGACCGTGACCAACCCAGACGGGTCGGTGTCGCGGTATCAATACACGGGCGTTGTGATGTGGGTTGACGCGGTTGGTGAAATCTCCCGCGAGAAGCCGGTTCAGATGCAGGCCGAGGGCTATGCATCCGATAAGGTCAAGCTCGCCTAACTAACGAGGGCTTATGACGACTGCTTCCGAAGAAATCATTGCGCGCAAAGAACGCTATAACCGCATAGAGCGGGCACCGGACAAGTTGGGGCGTATGATTGGCGTTCGCCGTCTCAAGCCCTCGCAGCAGTTGCGTATTCAGGAAATGGCGCCCGGCCTCGACGGCGCCATGTCCGTGACGGCAGAGACTAAAGACGGACTTCAGCAAATCGAGATCCCGCGCAATTCCCCGCTGGTGATTGCCGCCTCGGTTTGTGAAATCGACAGCACGCCAATCCCCTTCCCAAAAAACAGGGCAGAACTGGACGCAGTTCTCGATCGCCTCGACACAGAGGGGCTTGAGGCCGCAGGCAAGGCCCTTTCAGGGTTTCTCGAAGAAGAAATTGACCCGAAGGAACTCGCAAAAAACTAAGTCGGGACGCGGCATTCATCCAGACCTGCTGGATGGTCCGCAATAATGTCCCGTTCGATATTGCCCACGCCCTCATAGAGAGTGGTCCAGTCGGCGAGGCGCAGGCCCTCGCTTATACCATCGTGTTCTCCCAATTCGAGGGAGGCGCTGAGTTCGATTGGGACGCGATGAGGTGGAAAGAGCGTAATGGCTGAATTTTCGCTCACGTCATTTGCGGCATTCCTGACTGGTGCCGTAGTAGAGATGGAGCACGCCCGCCATTCGGCCCTTGAACACGCCGCTAAGATTATCGAGACCGAGGCCAAGTCGTACCCCGGCACGTACCAACCGGGATGGCCGCCGCTCAAGGAAGCGACTATTGCGGCAAAGGCAAATGGAGACACGCCGCTTCTGGAAACTGGCGAGTTGCGGGACAGCTACCAGCACAAAGTAGTCGGGCACAACGATGCCTTTATCGGCTCTGACAATGACAAGGCGATCTGGCACGAACTAGGGACATCGCGCGGGATTCCGCCGCGTCCCGTTCTGTCAACGGCCGCAATGGCGAAGGAAAAGGAGGTTGTTCACCTTCTTGGACGAGAATCGGTCAAGGGCATCGTCAAGCGGTAATCGCTGAATACACCAGCAGGCCGCAAAGCCCTATGACGCCGAGCAAGAAAATGATCGCCGCGACTTTGAAGATCGCGACGGTAAATCCAACATAGAGATTGGCAAGTCTGGTATCGAGGCGCTTCTTTTTGGGCCGCATCGGGGCCGTATAGACGACCTCGGCGTCAAAGCGCGTTTCAGGGTTCATATATTCGATTTTCGGGTGCCTCTTTGGGGGCCAATCCCACTCCTGCCGCATGAAAACCTCGCCGGTTGAAGCGGTAATTATACCCCAACACCGCCCCGCGCGGTAGGGGGAATTAAGCCTACGGAGCCGGAATAAAGGCACATGGAAGCATACAAAATCGCCGTTCATCTGGCGATGACCTCCAATGCGCCATCGTTCCTGTCTGCCCTGTCGTCGCAGTTGCTTGGCGTCAACGCCAAGGCAAAGGATCTGGAGGGCAGCCTAAACCGCGTCAAGGTGGCGCTGGCGGGCGGCTTTATGATGGCCGGCGGCGTCGGGCTGCTGAAGCTGTTTAGTGACCTCGCCGACAAGGGATCGGAGATTGTTCATCAACTGGAGTTGATGAAGGGCGTCGGCATGAAGGCCGGCGAGATACAGGGCGCGCGAAGCTTCGGGTTTCAGGTGTCCAAGGCTGTTCCGAACGTGTCGGTCGCCGAGGCGCTGCGGCACCTTACGGAGTTGCGCTACGCCTTCGGCGATCTGGAAACGGCAAAGAAGTACGCGATTCCGCTTGAGCGGTCTAATGCGATCCTTGAGTCCGTCAAGCCCGGTTCGTCCGACCAGGTTTGGGAGATGGTCAAAGCCCTTGAACAAAAGGGCCTGACACTCAAGCCTGACGAGTTTATGTCCTACGTCAATACGATGACGAAGGTCGTTCAGGCGTCATTGGGCAAGGTTGACCCGCAAGCGTTCTTTCAGGCGTTCAAGTATGGCCGCACGGCCATGCTTGGGTGGGACGAGGAGTTCGTCGGACAATACCTGCCGCGCCTGATTCAGAGCATGAGTGGCGGCGGCGGCAGCGGTTCCGGCACGGGTGGCCCGGGCAATGCGCTGATGAGCGCGTTCGCCAAGGTCGTGCAGGGGCAAATGCCGAAGAAGGCGGCGCAGGAGTTTGACCGCCTCGGACTGACGACGAGCTTCAAGGACATTAAGGGCAGCTCTGCCGCGCAGGCCGATATTGTCGGGGCGAGCCTGTTTGCAAAAAACCCGTATGCGTGGGTGCAGACAGTTCTCATGCCCGCGATGGCCAAACACGGGATCACAGACCAAAACGACGTTATTCAGGAGATCAGCAGGCTATTCCCCGTCCGCACGGCCTCGCAGGTCATCGGCGAGATGGCGCTTCAGGGCAAGTTTCGCGAGGGCGAGCACTCGCCATTCGAGAAGGATGCAGCCCTCCAGCGCGGGGCGCTCGGGCTTAACGCGGCTTACGGCGAATACTCCAAGAACGATCCCGTCCTTGTCGCCAAGCAATACGCGGCGCAATGGAACAGCATGATGCAGGCTATGGGCGAGGCCATGACACCGATGAAGATGGAGATGATGAAAAATCTCACGTCGGTCTTCCAAGCCATCGCGTCGTTTTCCAACTCGCACCCCGAAGCGATGAAGATCATTGCCGATGGCCTTGTCATCCTTGGCGCGGCTCTTGTTGGTGCGGGTGCAGCCGCCATCATTGCCGCCCTTGCAGCCGGCGGGTGGTTTGTCGGTGGAATTATCGCCCTGGGTGCGGCTCTTGGTGCACTATTTGCGGTCCTTGCCGGGGTTGACTGGAAGGCGATCATCGGCAGTGTCACCAACGCATTCAATGCGATAATTGACGCGATAAAGTCATTTGTTTCTGCGATCGCGCACGGCCTGAACCTCGGGGCCGGCGCACCCCACCCGCAGGGCGGGATGGGGACTGACGGCCTGCCGCTGATCCCGCTTCCCCGCGCCGGCAAACAGGGGTCACTCCATATTGGGCCGCCGTCCAAATACGGCATGAACGATAATCACACGCACATTTATCTCGACGGGGAAAAGGTCGGGGCAGCCGTGACCCGCCGGCAGGTAGCATCTGCGCAATTCCCAAATGCAATTGGCGGCGTCGATACTTACGGATCGTGGACCTCGCCCGGCACCGGCCTGATTGATGCCGCATGACCGTTCGCTATCCGCGATGCTGGCTCAGCGTGAACGGCGCTACCATCCCCTGCATTCGCGCGGAGGTGACGCGCAAGTCTAAGCGGGCCGCCGATACGTTCGACGTTGAACTATCAATCACGGAGGCGGCTAAGTACGGCATTACGTTAGCCCAATGGGCCGACTGGCAGCCGGTAGATGTGTCGGTCATTATGTCCTCGGCTTTTGGGGAAGCAGACCGGCAGGTGATGGTTACGGGGAAGGTGGACAAGCCTTCGATCCACTGGACCGAAATGAAGGTGTCACTTAGTGGACGCGACAAGTCGGCCTCTTTAACCGAGAAGAAACGAAACCAGAAATTCCAGAACAAGAAGGCATCCGAGATTGTCTCGGAAATCGCCCAGGATCACGGCCTAAGCCCGGTCGTGGTTGATACCGGCGACCACGCTGGCAAGAAATACGACGCCGACCTAACGCATCTTGTGTTGAACCGCTCCGACTATGAGGTCATTTCTGACCTTGCGGAGCGGGAAGGTTATCGCTGGTACGTTGACGGCAGCTCGCTCTACTTCGAGCCGAAGGAAACCGAAAACAGCGTGTTCTCGGTCTATTATAAGCCGCCAACGCCGAATGACTACGCGACCGGCAACATCACCGAATTGACGACCAGCCGCAACATGACGGCGGCGCGAAAGCACAAGGTCAAGGTCAAGTCCTGGCACCACAGAGACAAGCGGGCTTATGAGGCTGAGGCCGATGCGGACGGGGTCGGAGATACAATCGAATACGAGCACCATCACAACCTGCGCTCTCAGGATCAGGTCGATAAGCTTGCCAAGTCCAGGCTGCACAACGCCAAGCGGCACGATTGCAGCGTCAGCCTTAGAATGCCGGGGGATTTGACGCTCGACGTTCGGCAGAAACTACAACTGTTCGGGACCGGCACGATTTACGACCAGACTTACGACATCGACGAAATCAGATTTGCGATGGGTTGGGGTCAGGCTTTTACAATGCACATTTCCTGCAAGGCCCCGAAGGGCGGCGTTGGCGCGTCCGGCGGCGGCACTAGCGGCGGCACCAGCCCGGACGGATCGCTCGGGGCAAGCGATTTACCAGCGGGTAACGTCGGATGAGCATAGACGCCTGGCTTGATGTTATACGCCGAGAGGCCCAGCACGTCGCCGACGCCCGGGAACGCAAGTCCACCCTGGTTGCTACCGGCTATAATCCGGATACGCATTCCGTTAAGGGCATCCTCGTTCCGCACGGCGTAGAAACCGGGTGGGTGCCAATCGCCACGCACGGCATTGGTAACGGTTGGGGCATTCTTGTCGGCCCCAAGGTTGGCGACCCGCAAAAGCTGGACGGCGATCAGTTCGATGTTGAGTTTGAGTTTGGCGATCCTAATACTCCGGTCGCGAGACATCGGGTGTTTTCCAATCCCGACAAGCCGCCGCGCGTTGAGAGCGGCGAAATACTGATAAAGCACAACAGCCTCGGCAATCTGTATTTCAAGAAGGACAGCAGCGTTCTTCTGCAATTCAAAGATAAGAACACACAACTCTTTTTCGACACAGACGCCTCGGCGCATCTCAAGCAGGATGGCGGGGCTGAGGTGCGGTTAGACGCGAGCGGTAACGCCAGCGTCAAGCCGGGTGGCGGGCTGGTTTATCTAGGCGACATGCCGGACGGTGGCCCGTTCGATTTTGTTCTAACACCGTCTGGGCCGTCCGTTAACGTGAAGGCCAAGATCTAATGGCGCTCGATACACTGATCCTTGGCCCGTTCGTCTTTACTGATTTTGCCGTCCCAGACCGCATGGGGTTTGGCGGCAAGCAACAGATGCACGTCCAGAAGATGCCGGGCGGCTCCCGCGCCATCGACTGTATGGGGCCGGATGATGCAGACATCTCTTGGTCTGGTACTCTTTGGGGCGACGATGCGCTATCCAGGGCGCAGACGCTCGATGCTATGCGCCGATCCGGCCTTGAGTTGCCATTTTCGTGGGGCGCGCAGAGCCGGACGGCGGTTATCTCTGACCTCAAGGTCGAGGTCGAGAAGTTCACTTGCATTCACTACACGATAACGGTCGTTATGACCGACAGCAATTCGGTCGGTAATTTCATCTCATCGGTTGACGATATTATCGGCGGCGACCTGTCGGCAGCTCTGACCTTGGTGCAGTAATGATTAGCACCAAGATCGTTTCCGACCTGGCTACCTTACAGGCCAATCTCGCCGCATCGGCCCCGCTCAATGCGCAGACAAAAATTCTGATCGAGGCGCTGAAAGGCGAGGGGAACGACCTGCTGAATGAGATCAATGCGGCGGTCGATCCGACGGGCGTCCCGTTGGAGGCAGACGACCCCACTGGTTTCGCCGGGGATATGGTGCCGGTGTTGCTCGGGCTTGCTACGGCATCTGAGGACCAGACGACGCTCACGGACGTTCGCGGCCTTGTAGGCAGGGCATTGTTTAATCTCTCCCAGGTGACGCCGTGAACTATATCGGGCAGGCGCTACCGGCAAAGGTGATCCGAGTTTCCGGAACGAACCTGTTTCGGATTGCCGCGACCGAATTGGGCGACCCTACACAGTGGTACCGCATCGCGGCACTGAATAACATTTCAGATCCCTGGATTGTCGCCGCGACGGAAATCAAAATCCCGCAGGCCGGCACGTCCAACGGCGGCATTCCAACAGGGTAAGCAATGGCAGACCTTGATCTGGAATGGCGGTCCGACCTAGTCGTTGACCCTGACGGCGATCTATTGCTGTCTGATGGCGACGACATGGTTCGCCAGCACATCGAGCGCCGCCTATTCACGGCGGTTCGGGGCTATATCTTTCATCAGGATTACGGGGCGGGCCTGCCGGATCGTATCGGCCGGGTTGCCCGAGCCAGAGACATTCAGAGCCTTGTCGCGGCTCACATTGCACTAGAGGCGACCGTCGCCACGATCCCCGTCCCGGTGATTACCGTTGACGAGGACGAGACAACGATGGGCCTCTTTAATATCGCCATTCAATACACCGACGCGGCAACCGGCTCGTCTGTGTCCCTCAATTTTGAAGTGCCGACAAACTAATGGCGACACTCCCGACCAGATCGTTTTCCACGATCGTATCTAACATTGCCGCCGGTATGCAGGGGCGGGTTTCGACCTTCCTCAACTTCGCGATTGGTTCGGTTCTGCGTGCCATCGCGGAGGCATATGCGGGCGTATGCCTTTGGCTGCAATCGTTCGCCCTTGAGATTGCCAAACTAACTCGCCTGGCCACGTCCTATGGGGCAGACGCGGATAGCTGGATTGCGGATTTCGGCATCATCACGCGGCTCGGCGCGCAGCCGGCCAGCGGCTCGGTGACGTTCTCCCGTTATACGGCGGCAGCAAGTGCCCCCGTTATTCCGGTCGGGACCACGGTTCAGACGACCAATGGCGGTATCTCATTTTCGGTATATGCCGACACGACGAACGTCGCTTATTCTGCGGCCAGCAACGGCTATATCCTGGCGGCCTCCACATCTAGCGTGACTGTGCCGGTTAAGGCTGTGATTGCGGGCACGTCCGGCAATGTCGCAGCCGGGGCTATCTCGCTCATTACCTCGTCTGTTCCCGGCGTCGATACCGTCACGAACGCCTCCGCGTTTACCAATGCGATCGACACCGAAAGCGACGCCGACCTAAAGACCCGCTTCAGGCTTGCCATCAATGCGCTGGCTAAGGGCACCGAGGCGGCTATCGGGCTGGCGATCACAAGCATCCAATCTGGGATGCAATACACCATTCAGGAGAATGTCACTTACGGCGGTGCCACCCAATACGGATATGTGACCGTGGTTGTCGATGACGGGTCGGGCAACATCTCAAGCACGCTCCTGACCGCAGCACAGAACGCCGTCTCGTCTGCCAATGGCGGCGTCCGAGCTGCCGGCGTGATTGTCGGGGTATTCGCCGCTACCATCACCAGCGCGAACGTGACGGCCACCGTCACGACGCTTCCCGGCTATGACCACCCTACCGTGGTGGCACAGGTCATTTCAGCCATCACGAATAACATCAACGGCCTTGGTTTGGGGAACGGGCTTCCCTTCTTCGACATCCCCGGCTGGATCATGGCGGTGCCGGGCGTTCAGAAAATCAACGCCCTGACGCTCAACTCAGGAACGTCCGACATCGCGGCGTCGCCGCTGCACACGATCAAAGCGGCGACGATCACGGTCTCGTAAATGATCCTTTTATTTTTCAACCAGGGTGTCCTTGCGCCGATTATCCGGACGCTGACGACTCACGCGGCTGTTCAGACGCCGCCGCCTGCCGATCCGGTGACTTCGGACGATATGCTGGCGCGGCTGAAAAGCCTTGTTCCTGGTGGTTGGTTTGCCAGTGTTCTGGCCCCTGTTCGGGATGCGGTGTTTGGTGGCCTGGCTGATTCTCTGGCCAAGGCCCATGCTCTGCTGTTCGTGGTCAAGCAGCAGACCCGTATTGCTACGGCCTATGGCTGGTTTCTGGACTTGATCGCGTGGGACTTCTTCGGCTCGCGGTTTCTGCGGCTCAAGGGGGAAATCGACGACTCCTGGCGCAAGCGGATCATCAAGGAGATCCTGCGCCCAAGGCAGACGCGGGCGGCCATTGCTCAGGCCCTGTTTGACTTGACGGGCAGACAGCCCAAGATTTTCGAGTTCTGGAACCCCTACGATTGCGGCGGCTACGATATTGGAACTTTGGCCTATGACACGGCCGGCTGCTACGGCGACCTTTCGCTGAACAACCAGATTTTTGTCACGGCCTACCGCCCATCGGGCGAGGGAGTGCCATACGTGTCGGGTTATGATAGCGGCGCGAGTGGTTACGACGTTGGCGACAATGAGTATATCGACCTATCGTGGATCACCGCCCCCGTTACAGATAGAGACATTTACGCAGCGGTTGCCGGCACGGTTGCCGCCGGCGTGACCGGCTGGACCGCCATTCAGAGCTGAGTTTTTTCAAAACCTGAGTTTTTCGCCGCCCGTTCGTGGCGGCTTTTTCATTTCTGAGGACGCTAAATGGATCGGGTAAGTGTCTATTCTGGGCAGGTGCCGCGCACGCTGGACATGCTTATGTCGCAGCAGAATGCGATGGTTGGCCTTGCCAAACTGACGGAGGCCGTTTTCGGCACGGCTACTCTCGCGGATGGGTTTACTTGCACGCCGACGACTCCGGCAAGCCTCAACGTCCTCGTTACGCCCGGTTCGCTCTACCAGCTTGAAAATCTTGAGGCGACCACTTGGTCTGCGGTTAGCTCCGATACGGCGCACTCGATCGCCAAGCAGGGTATTCTTCTCGATGCTGTAACGCTTGGCATTACACCTCCCGGCACGACCGGCTTCTCGCAGGTCTATCTTATCGAAGTCCAGTATCAGGACGTTGACGGCGGTTCGACCGTTCTCCCGTACTACAACGCATCTAATCCGGCTTCCCCCTATAGCGGCCCCGGCAATGCCGGCACGGCCCAGAACACGACGCGCAAGGGCGCGGTCGCAGTCCAGTTAAAGGCGGGTGTCGCCGCTACTACCGGAACGCAGGTTGCGCCGACGGCGGATGCTGGCTGGATCGGGTTGTTCACCGTCACCGTTGCCAATGGTGCTTCGACTGTCACCTCGGGCAATATCGCTACGCTTTCAACCGCGCCGTTCCTGACGACGCACGGCAAGTTGCCGCAGGTGCCGACCGCGATCCAGAACTCTGACTGGATCTATGCGAACGATACCGGCTCGGCCAATGCAATGGTGGTCACTCTGACCCCGGCGCCGTCTGCCTATACGGCCGGTATGCTGGTTTCGGTCAAGGTCGCGAATGATGTAACCGGCGCCACCACGATCAACGTCAACGGCCTCGGTGCCAAGTCTGTTTTGGTTGCCGGCGCAGCTCTCCCGGCGAGCATCCTGAAGGTCGGCGACATTGCCGGGCTTTGGTACGACGGCACTCAATTCCAGTTGGTTGCTGGCGGGCGGTTCTCCTACGGCACGCGCCGCAAACTGAATAGCGCGCTGACAATCTACGTTAACGCATCGACCGGCAACGATACGACCGGCGACGGCCTGACGACCGGTACGGCTTTCCAGACGATCACCAAGGCTTATTCCTACGCCCAATCGCTCGACATCAACGGGCAGGTTGTCACGATTTCCTGCGCGGCCGGTACTTACACGCCATGCACGCTCGCGGGTCCGGTCTATGGCGCTGGAAGCTCGGGCACGGTTTCGATCCTTGCGAACACTGGCTGCACGCTGACGCAGACGGGGACGAGCGGCTTTGCCATGACCGCATTTGGCGGCGCTATGGCTACCTTTACCGGCCCGTGGACCTTCTCGTCTCCAAGCTGCACGGGCAACGGCGGATGCTGGTCAGTTCAGACTGGCGCGCAAATTGCCATCGGGACGGGCGGCATTCATTTCGGCGCGGCGGCAAGTGGCAATCAAATCTCATCGCAGGTGTCCGGCATCGTCCTCCTGAATGGTTCGTACACGATCGACAATGTGAGCGCGTCGCGACACTTCTTCGCGTCGCAGGGGTCGATTTACTCCGGCGGCACAGGCATCACCATCACGTTGACTGGTACGCCCTCGTTCTCCACGGCATTCGTCGAGACGAACGGCGGCATCGGCTACGTCGGCATGTCCGGCATCACCATTAGCGGCAGCGCGACGGGTACTCGTTACCTCGTCTCTCAATATAGTTGGATCAATACATTCGGCGGTGGCGCGAGCTACTTCCCCGGCAGCGTTGCCGGCTCGGTGACGGCGGGCACGTATAGCTAATGCCGGTTAGTGTCCCGGCCCCGACCGGGGGCGACGACTATTGCATTGTCATGGCAGCCATCGCGCAGGCCGCCACTCTTAGACAGGCTGTATCGTTTCAGGAGTCGGCAACCTACCTGCTGGGTTCGCCAATCTATATCGGCAATACCGGGCCGGTTCCTCGGGGCATCATCGGGAATGGCGCGACCCTAAAGGCCACGACGTTAAATGCGGCGCAGGTCATAAGCCTGTCCAACCCGCATAGCGTTCAAGAGCAGTTCTTTATTGAGGACATCGTTCTCGATGCGAACAGTCTGGCCTATCGGGCGCTATCTGTCTGCGGCTTACAGTATGCGTTCCTTCGCAGAATGCGGCTGTTCAATGCAACGAGCATTTGTTTCGGCATCGACGCCGGTAAGGGCTACGGCTGCTATTACAACGAGTTTGACGGGTTTCAAATCAGCGGATCGGCTTGGATGGGGCTGAAGTGGGCCGACAATCTCGCCGACTACGCATCCGAAGGCTCGCATATTCAGGGCAACACCTGCCGGAATTTTAATGTCGCCAGAAATCAGTCGAACGCCTGGTTTCGCGGTGTGCAGGGCGGCTTTGAGGGCCGACTGGAATGGAGCAAGCAGGTCGGGCTTTTGATCGACAATACGATCCAGCTTGATCTCGACGGCTGCTATTTTGAAAACAACATGCTCAACGGCGTCGATACTGCGGTTCAAGTTGATGACGCGACCTCTAAGAATGTCGTTAGACGCGGGGGGCAGTGGGATGGTGCCGTTCTTGGCACCGTGCGCGTCGCGTGAATATCACTATCGTTCCGTCAGGCGGGTTTCCCGTAGTTCTGACGCAAGACGGATTCGGATTGTCTGTTCAGGTTGTCGCATCCGGCGGCATCCCCTGCACGCCTGTTTCATCGGGCGGATTTCCGATTGTCACTCAAACTATTTCAGCCGGTCGGCCCGTTGGGCTGCTTCTGGCGCTTACCAATTCATAAAGAGGCACCATGACTACTGCTGACGTGAAGGTCACGCCGGGTTCCGGCGCGAACGTCGCCACCTTTTCGATTACGGAAGACGCCGAGACAAAGCAGATCCAGCGCGTCGCACTTACGGACAGCACTGGCGCTAACTCGCCGATCGTTCGGGCCGGGTCCAGCGCGGTTGCTTCTACCGACGCCGCGCTTGTGGTGGTGGCGCGTGACGCGAACGCGAACGGTCAAACCACGATGGCGAACGGCGCGCCAATCGCCATTGCCTCCGACCAGACCATTATCAACAAGGCCGTTACACAGTCCTCTGGCATTACTGACAGCCGCGTGAACGCCGCCGCATCGACCAATGCGACAAGCCTCAAGGCGTCGGCCGGCAATATCTTCTCTATCGACGTTGCCAACGAGAACACATACGACGTATTCCTGAAGCTGTACGACAAGGCATCGGCCCCGACCGTTGGCACGGATACGCCGGTCTGGACGATCCCGGTTTACAGCAAGACCGGCTTCTCGCGTGATTTCCCGCGAGGCCGTCATTTCTCGACCGGCATTGCCTATGCCATCACCAAATTGCAGGCCGACAGCGATACCACGGTTGTCGCCGCCGGAGACCTTACCGGCACGATTGGCTGGATTTAAGTTATGGGGTGGACGAACGCTGGCGGATGGAGAGGGCAGGGCTGGGGTAGGGCGGCCGCTGCTGCTGCCGCCTATACTGGGCCAGGCGACGTTCAGGGCAGCGCAACTAGCTTCTGGGGCCTGCGTGCGTATAGCCAGGCTAAGGCTACGGCTCAAGTCAGTGCAATTGATCTGGTAGATCAGGCCGGCGCCAATCCTATCACGATTGCCGTCAAGACTAACGGCGACCTCGACATCGCTTCGATCAGCGCATGGGTTTCTTCCTTTAGCGTGACGACGATCAGAATACCGAAACTTTGGGATCAAGTCGGCACTAACCACATGACGCAGGCGACCTTGGCGAATATGCCAAGCCTCGTCTTGACGGGTGGGTTTGGCACCGGGCCGGCCGTTCATATGGTATTTGTGTCGGCAAGTGCTCAGCATCTTTCGGTAACGCTCGGGGCCGGAATATCGCAGCCGTTTACGCTGAGCGCCGTGGCGCTATCTTCCGACGCGGCGACGACCGGCTCCGTTATCGGAACCTCGACAAGCTCTGTTGACCTCGGGTTTGCCGACGAGGCAACACCGAGGAGGCTCTTTGCCTTCTCAGGCTCGAACGGTTTCTCTACAGCAACAGTTGCCCTTGGCTCCCCGGCGACGCTTATCGGCTTCTATAACGGCGCGTCTTCTCATAACAATTACAATGGTTCATCTAACGCCATGAACCCCGGCGCGAACGCGCTCGGAACAGATTTGACTCTTGGCCGGTGGCCAACCAATGAGGAGTTCGGTGGCTCTATTGTGGAAGCTGGTCTGTGGGGATCGGTTAGCTGGACGACGACGACAAGCAGCAACCTGTCCAGCAATCAGCGCGCCTATTGGGGGTTCTAGTTGTCTAAAATTGGAATTAACCTCCAGCAGACTCTATATAACGACATTGGGGGTATGCTTCTAAACCTGGTGAAGCAGGGCGGCTCGCTGGCCGGGAACACGACGCTAGGAGGTCGTAAAAATCAGTCCAATATGACATTGGACGCCAACGGCTACCCGACCACGATGGCGGCGACCGGCGGTTTCGGCACGTTCACCGAAATTGATTTCGCAGTATTTTTTCAGAATAATTCTACGCTTAGCGTCCCATATCCGGCCGGGACTTATGTCTTTCTATATGACGGGTCTGACGGGAATGAGACGTTTGCCGTCGCATATGACGCTGTAATTACGTCTGGCCAGAGCACAGGTCGCATCTTAATAAATGTCGCTACCCCGTCGTCTACCGGTTTCAAAGTTCAGCTTACTGCGGTTGGCCTTGCCGGAAACTACCCAAAGAATTGGCGACTGGTTTACAGCCCAGATTCAACATCTGTCGTTGTCGGCACAAATGAAGCCCTGCTGAATGCCGGGGAGGTATTAAACCCGGCTTGGGTCTCGCTGATGACCGGGTTTAGCCCGATCCGCTTCATGGATGTGCTACAGATTAATACCTGCGACTGGACTACATGGAGCCAGCGGCCTACCCCAAATTGGGTTTCATGGAGCGACGTTGATAAGTACGGCTTTGCCGTGCTGCCATATGAAGTCATCGTTGCGATCTGTAACAAGCTAAGCGCCGACCTGTATCTTAATTTCCCGTTGCTTGTTGATGATACGTGGGCGAATAATCTTGCAACCCTGGTTCGTGACGGCAACACGGATAGCACAGGAAAGGTTTGGTCGGGCCTGAATAGCGGCCTGAAGATATATATTGAACACGGAAATGAGTGGTGGCTCCATAATTTCCCCACCGCGCTATACAACACCGTAACTGGCACGGGGTACGGCCTAACTGCTTTCCCCTCTGGCGGCAGTCAGTTCAATATCGGCTGGCATTGGGGCGTTCTTCGCGCCATACAAATCGGGGCGATATTCCGCAGCGCATTCAGCAACTCAAATCGGGTACAAAGGCTTATAGCCGGTCAAAACGCTGCCGGCGGCTCTGGTATCAATCAGGCGGAGCTGGTTCTTGTCGCGACAGATGGCGGTGGCGTTGCTACCTCTGTTACGATCACGGTCGGCAACCCAACGGTCATCAATCAAACCGCGCACGGGCGACTTGCCGGCAGCGTCCTAGGCTTTCAAGGCACCCTCCCAACGGGGATGTCTACTAGCCAGCCATACTACGTGATGAGCGCCGGACTAACGGCCAACTCGTTCCAGATCACCGCCACGCCCGGCGGCACAACGCCGGTTTCAACGTCCGGCACGTCGTCCGGCGTAACGGCAATTTACTGGCCCGGCCAAGCATCTAGCATGGTCGATGGATTCGCGGTGGCCCCTTACTTTACGGGGAATGTCGCATATCCGCAGGCGTGGACAGATTCAACGACCGGATCGCCGGATGGCGGCCTTACTCTATTCTTTAACGCGCTCATCAATGGCGGGATTATCCCAACCGGCGCGGCGGCAGTAACAGCTACGGCAGTTGGTGGCGGTGCGTTGGGTGCAAGCTGGACGGCCGCTCAGGTTGCTACTGGTTCTGGAACGGTCAGCAACGGGGAGATTATTAGCGTTACTTTCGGTCAGGCCAGCGGCGCTAGCCCAACGCTAAAGGCGAACGACGGGACGGCCTATCCAGTTCAGGACGCGGCTGGGAATGCGACGACCGTTAGTTCTGGAACGATAAACCTAGTTTTCACAAACGCAACATCGGCAGGTGCGGCGACTGCTGGGTGGAGGCTGCTAGACACGACCGGCTCGCTTGGCGAAGCACAAGTGCAGATGGATGATTTCACATCTGTATATAACTATGTCGTCACGCTTACCGGGGCGGATGCCGTGCCGCTTTACCTTTGCACCTATGAGGGCGGCCAACAATGCGTGGGCAAGGTGTCCAACGTATTTAACACAGTCTATGACACCCTTTACCTTGCGGCCAACCGCGATAATCGAATGGGCACCGTCTACACCAAGTTCATTGGTGAAGCACTACAGACTGGCGCTGCATTCTTCACTCACTTCAACAGCATCGGCGCATATACGGGCGGGTTTTATTGGGGTGCCCTGGAAAGCATAACACAAGCAACGTCGCCCAAATATGCCGCCCTCGTTGCGCTCATGCAGAGGACGCACGGGGGCAGGGCGCTCGGTCGCTTCTAGTCGCCGCGCCTAAGCCACTTCGCCGCGTCTTCGTATGAATTGGCGCTCGGTTTACCGAAGGTCTCAATAACGCCTTCGCGACCCGAGATCATAAGACCAATGAGGACAATACAAGAGCCGACGCAGATAAACGGGAACGCAAGAAAGGTTCTAACATATTTCATTTTGCTGCTTTCGGCGTGATGAGGAAGTTAGTAACCCCGGCGTACCTGCTATAATCTTCCGCGAAATCGTAAGACGCGGCTCTGACGAAATCTACGAAACCGGGTATTGATTTGCTTTCGACCTCGACAAACATCGAAGGGCGGTTCTTTTCGATTGTCTTTGACAGGCCGGACAGAACAGCAAGCTCCATTCCTTCGGCGTCAAGTTTGATGAACCCGACTGGTCCCTCAATAACGTCGTCGCCCCTGGCGATTTCAAACTCGCCATCGGCGGAATCAGACAATCGGGTGCCACCGAGGTTGCCGTTAGGCGTTGAAAACGAAGCGCGGCCCGGATTGTCTGAGAGGCCGAGCGGGAAGTGCTGGACGACGCGCTCCAGTGCATTAAGGCCAATGTTGCACTTGAGCGGGATATAGGCGGCGGGGTTTGGCTCGAATGCCAGCACCCTATCCGCGCCCATGAACTTTCCGGCAAATATGCTGTGATTGCCGACGTTCGCGCCAATATCGACAAACGTCCCGCCTTTGAAGTGCTTGCGGATGAGTGCGAGTTCTTCGGCCTCGTAAAACTGCCCCTTAACGTGTTCTCGCTGGATCACGTCGTCGTCGTCGTCAACGTAGAAAAACACAGGGCTGCCCTCGAACGCCGCTCGGATGACTGTCGCCCTTGAGTGGTTTGTGTTGGGCCTTCGAGCCTCAATGCCGACGACCCGGCCATCGGAGTTGCGGATGGGGCGAACGTCGGCACCAAGGCGGCGGCCGAAGCTTCGGATTGTTTTGCGGATTGCTGTCATGTGGCCGCAACCATAACGCGCCGCAAAGAATCCGGCAATCGGACTAAATACCAAGGTTAAAGGACTTCACGCCAGCCAGCGCATTCGGCGCAGGCGGTGCAAGTATTTTTCAGGATAAATCGCAATGGGCGATCCCGTTTCTATCCGCACCAAAAACCCCGGCGCTATGTGGCCCTGCGCTATCGCCACGCAGTTCGGGTCCGTGAGTTACGAAAACCTTACTGATGGCAACAAGGCCGCCATCTTCCCGACATTCGAGCAGGGGGCGGCAGCGCAGTTCGCGCTCTGGGCCAAGAACTATTCCGGCATGACGTTGCAGGCGGCCATCTACAGATGGTCGGGCCACAACAGCTCGTCGGAATACGCAACCGCGTTGGCGCGCGATGTGCCGGGGCTGTCAATGTCAACGACGATCACACGCTCGTTCCTTGCCGGGCCGCTCGGTCGTCAATTTATGAAGGCGCAGGCTAAGTGGGAGGCGGGTAGGGTTTACCCCATGACCGACGATCAATGGTCGAAGGCGCAGGAATTGGCGTTCGGCGCAGCCAAGGTTCCGCCGCCGCCGGACATCGAACCCATACCGCCGAAGGTCAAGAAAAACAGTCACGCAACGACTGGAGCAGCAGGGGCCGCCACTGGAGCGGCCCTTAACATTTTGGGTCTGCCGATTTGGGCCTGCGTGTCCATCGCCTTTGTTGTGGCGCTTATCGTTTATCTCATTCTCAAAAACAGGAAGTAACGCATGAATATCGCGCTTGTTGTGATCGTCGTTCTCGCCGCCGTCTGTGTCGGCCTCTGGGTCAAGATGCGCGGCGTGCCTGGCGTCAAGTCGGATGTGGCCGACATTGGTTCGGACGCCAAGAAGGTTGCCGATGTCGCCAAGGATGCCGTTAAAAAGGTGCCCTAATGTTTCTCCCGAAAGACTCCGAAACGATCCTGATTGCGCGCGTTAAGTTCGCCGTCGGGACGCTGTTTCAGGTCTTGAGCGCGACCGACATCACGCCGCTGTTCAATCTCATGCACGTCGATCCCAAGTGGATTCCGGTCTGGCAGATCGGCGCTGCGTGGCTGATGGCGGACGGCGTGATGTCGGAATGGGCGCGCCGCCGCCGCGACGGTGATATGTAGATGTGGCAACTCCTGTTTGGAGCATTCCCGTCGCTGATTACCGCCGCCATAACTGCTTATAATAAATCAGTCGATGCCTCTGTTGAGAAATACAAGGTAGACGGCACCGTCAACGTCGCTGCCATTCAGGCGCAGGCCGCGCTCGCTCAGGCTCAGCGCGACGTCCTGGTGGCAGAGCAGGGGCATTTTCTAACCCGCCTGCCGCGCCCGATCATGGGGATGTCGGCTGCCTCATATATTGCCAAGGTTCTCGTCTGGGACAAGGTACTGGGGTTCTGGACGCACGGCTACACGGACGGCGTAACCGGATATTCCGCGACTCTCATCGGCATTGTCGTTGGCGGGTATTTCCTGCACGAAACAGCGACCGCATTGCGCAAATAGCATTTTTCAAAAAGTCATATGCAAAACTCTGTTTCTGGTCGGGCGGTCAAGCAGACCCTCGAACTTAAAATCGTGCGCGCCGATGGCCGTGTCGAAGACCTCGGCATCGTCGGCTATTGGCACAAAAACCCATTGAAGCGGGCGGCATGGTGGCTGGCCCGGAAACTTATTAAATTAAAAGGATAGGACTAAATGACTGCGCGTACGCAAAATGCGGGCCTCGCTCGCGTGACCTCGTCGCTCTCTGGCCTGACCTACTGGCTACAGTGGGGCACCGGCTCGGCTGCCGCCGCCTCCGCTAACGTCGTGACCACGACCACGACCACGGAAGCCCGCGTTGCCACGACCAATACGCAGCAGACCACGACCGTTACCAACGACACGCTGCAAATGACCGGCACCATCACGGCGGCCGGCGCGCGGTCAATTACGGAAATCGGCGTGTTCGATGCTGCTGGCACTGGTTCGCCCCCGACCGGCGGCAATATGGACTATTACGTTGACTTCGCGAGCGTCGGACTTTCGAGCGGCGACTCCATCGCGTTCACGATCAAAGTCCAATACTCGTAAGGAACCCGGCCCCTGGCAACGAAAACCTTTTACATCGACGCAGCCACCGCTACCGGCTCCGCGATGGGGTCGTTGCAGGATGGGGGAACGGCGCCGACCCGTGTTGCAAATACGGGATGGACTGTTGGCACCAACGCGGCCGGCAACTTTGCACTGATGGACTTCGGGGCGGTGCGTTCGCGCACCGTCTTTTCCACGACCGACACGCTGGCATCACAGTCTGCCCCGAACAATACGCTAGGAGATAGCTGGCGTTCGCAAAACGCCTACACCGGGACATTCGCATCCGGCACATGGACGCTGACCTTCGCTATCCGGTCAACATCCGGCACCGCCCAGCGCGGTGCCATGATGGTCCGCGTGTGGGCATCTACGGACCCGGCCGGACAGACGAGTATTCGCGAACTAACCTCCGGCGAGGTTACGGGCACGACGCTATCGACCATCTCCACCACGGTCGATACCAACACCGTCGTTTCGTGGGCGGCCCCGTCTATTACGCTTGCCGGCGAATATCTGTTCGTTGAGTGTCAGTGGAAGGTCACGACGGCGGGCAGTGCCAATACAGCAGCGATCGTCATTTCTGACGGCTCTGCGTCTACGATTGCGACCACGAATTTCGGCGCGACCATCGCCCAGGCAGGAACGATCACGTCTGCCAGTACGCCGACGATTGCCAGGGGCGTGTCTGCATTCAGATCCGTGGCCGCTGCGGCGTCTGTCTCTGTTCGGAATGCCGTTGGTGCCATTCGCACGCTGGTTTCGTCCACGGCATCGTCTGGCGGTCAATCGCTCGGGCTGTTGCTGGCGCTGACCGGGACCGGGGCGGGAATAGCGGCCGCCAAGGTTGTCTCGCTTGCGAGATCGGCGTCGTCTGCGGCTACCGTGGCAGCACAGACTGCGAGGGGCATTTCCCTCAGTATCGCTAGTGCGTCGTCGGTTATAGCCACTAAGGGCGTCTCTGCCCTGAAATGGATCTACTCTGCAACGTCCGGGGCTATCCCGGTCGGTATGCTGCTGGCGATCACGTCGGCGTTTAGCTACGTCACGGCGAGTCTGTCCGTCTCGACCGGGGGCGCACACGCCCTGACGCTGAGCATTGCCAGCTCGTCGTCGGTGCAGGCCGTTAGGGCTATGGCCAAGTCGCTCGCCATTGTCGCGGCGAGTGCTGTGGCGGCCATAAAACAGGCGGGGAAGCGTCTATCTGCGGCCTCCGCTAGTGTGGTAGCCGGGGTGCGGAATACGTCGCTCGGGCGAGTCCTGGCGGCCCCTGCGGCGGTGTCCATAGGCATATCCCACGCCACTCTGCTGGCCCTGACGATTGCCGGGTCGGCAACTGTTTCGGTCGCCAGGTCGATTGCCAAGAAGCTGTCCGCCGCTGGGGCATCCACGACCTCCGCCGTCCGCAGGGTCGGAAGGGCTGGAGCCGTTGTGGCGTCGTCCACAGTGACGGCTCGGCGGGCTGTCGGCAGGACCGTCTCGGCCGTTGCCGGTTCCGCGCTATCAGTAAAACGCGCGATTGCCGCCACCCGTTTGGCGGTCTCTGGAAGCGCGGTGTCGATCGGCATTTCGCACGCCACATTGCTCGCGCTCAGCATCGTTAGCGCATCGGCTGTCTCCCTATTGAGGGCGCGGGGCAAGGTTCTGGCGGTGTCCGGGCTTTCCGCCGTTACCGTTGGGCGGGGTGTCGGCAAGTCACAGGCGGTTGCAGCGCTGTCCGCGCTGGCCGTCAGGAGGGCCGCAGCGCGATCTCTGTTCGCCGCCGCGACGGCTCAGGTATCCGCCGCCAGGGCGGCCGGAATTAAGCGTGCAATAACGTCCGCCGCGTCTGTTGCGGGGCGTCGAGTTGTCGGGGCTGTTCGTTCTGTTGCCAGCTCATCGGCGGTCACACTCAGCAAGTTAGTTGGAACATCATACGCCGTCACCGTGACGATCCTCTCCGTTGCTGGTGTCAGCCTCGAACGGGCCATCGGCGTCGTTGCCGGCATTATATCGACCTCGCTTGTTGGGTCTGCCATTTCAATCCTGCGCGCCGCCGTCAATTTGGCGCGGGCGATAATTCTGCGTGGAAACGTCGTCCCAACTGCCAGCCACACCGTAACGTCAAAGAGATCGGCGTCCCTTGGCGCGAATGTGCAGGCCCCGCAGCATTACGTGACGCTCCGCAAGACGGTCACGCTGACCGGGAAAATTCCCAAATAGGTTTCCCATAATGATTAAGCAGAACGTGACCCTGCCTCAAGGTGACACGATCACAATTCTATTCAACGTTTCAAATCCCGATGGATCGGCCACGGATCTGACGGGGGCATCAATCCGTTGGTGGTTGGGCGAAACACCCCCGACCAGCGTTGCCTATAGCAAAAAAGATAACGGCTTGACTGGTGGCGTGTCCCTCACTGGCACCGCCGGCCAATTTGCTGTTTCGGTTCTTGAGTCCGACACGCTCAATCTGTCCCCGAAGGCATATTACCACGAGGCAGAGGTTCGACTGACTGACGGCACGGTTGCCACGGTTGCGTCAGGACAGTTCACAGTTTCAGCAACGCTCATTCCGGGTTTGTAAACAACATGAGATTGAAAATGAAATATCTGCCATTTTTGTTTTTGCTGTTCGCAACGTCGGCCCATGCCGATTGGTCCATTTCCGACATGAATAGGCAGATTGACCAGACCAATTTTCTTGTCAACGACAATTGCTCGGCCACACTTATCGACGCAAAACGGGGCCTTCTCCTGACGGCCAACCATTGCGTTGCCGATCAATTCCGCACCATTGAGCGCGAGAAGATCAACGACAAGGGCGTCGTTACAAAGGAAATGGTCCGAGTTTCCGTACCCGGAACGGTCTCGCAGATCGGCTTTAATGGACCCGACGAGGTTCAGCGCGTGACCTATGTTTTCAAGGTCAAGGCGAATGACAAGGACGTTGACCTGGCCATCGTCGAAACCCGCGCCAAGCTGCCGAATGTGCAGTCCGCTCCCATCTCATGCCATGACGTTGAGCGCGGAGAGACGGCCTATGCAGTAGGCAACACCCGCGCCGTGCTTTACGCCACGGTTTCCAAGGGCATCATTTCAAGCGTGAACCGCAGCTATCGCACGATCGGCGAGGACGGCGACAACGCGGATAACGGTCTTGTCCAGTCCACGACCCCGATTGCCGGCGGTAACTCTGGTGGATCGCTCTACAACGACCACGGTGAAATCGTCGGCGTTGTGGTTCGCGGTTATCAGCAGGTCGCCCCGCTTGGGCTTTCTGTTCCCCTCTCAGACATTAAGAAATTCCTTGCTGCCAATGGTGCCGGGGATTTGTTCGCTCGCTGCAAGTAAATGCCATGTCCGACGATGTAGATGACCATCAGGTCACTATTATTCTCCCAAAAAGCCGCGCCGAAAACCTGATGAGTCTGCTCGCCGCTTACGAGATGGTGAGCAACTGGTGCAAGTTCAACCGCTCAATTGGCAAGTGGGTTTTGGTATTCGGGCTGACGTTGGTCGTCCTCCTATCAGACGCACTCAGCGGGATTAAGAACATCCTCTCCACACTCGGCAAGCACTAGCTTCGCTTTTAATTGGGGGTGCTGGGATTGAAAAATGGTCCCCGGATAGCCTATTTCGATTTAGAAAACGCCCCATCACTCGGTTACTATTACGAACCCTATCTACGGCACGGCGGCAGGAATATCATTCATACCGTCGAGCCGTGGTACATGCTCTCGTTTGCATGGAAATGGGTCGGGCAAAAGACGGTCCATTGCCGCGCGCTCTGCGACTATCCGCAGTATGATAAAAACAAAAAAGACGACTCGTATCTCGTCAAGGATTTGTGGAAACTATTTGACGAGGCGGACATACTGATTGCGCACAATGGCGACAAGTTCGATGTCAGAAAAGCCAATGCGCGGTTTCTTCAACTCATAGGCCGGCCGCCATCCCCGTATAAGACGATCGACACGCTTAAGATCGCGCGGCGGCATTTCCAGCTAGAGAGCAATCGCCTTGGGGATTTAGGTGTTTTCCTCGGCCTTGGCGACAAGGTGCC